TCAGTCCTCCTGCCATCTCCAGGATGGCCAATAATATCCCTGACCGAAGCGCGCGCCAGCATGAAGCGCGCAAGTACGGTCCCGTTCTGTTTCAATGCCTTCAATAAGCACATTCGCAGCGATTTTTGAACAAAGGGTGACCAGCTGTGTCAGCGCCGGCGTTTCACGTAAACGCCAGAAAGCGATCTTATCGATTTTTATTCCGCTTAATGGCAGGCGGCAGGATAAAAATGCGTGCCCTGACGCTTCATCAATATCATCCAGCCAGATCCGGTGTCCTCGCGCGGTCAACTGCTGAAGCGCACAACTCACCCTCAGACGCGCCGGGTCTGAGAGTGTAAAGAACGAGGCAGGCTCCACGAGTTCAATGTTCAGCGGTGGGCTGTTAAGTTGCAGTAAACGCTGGAACATTTCCGGTATGGTCAGAACGGTTATCGGCAAATTTATGAAAAGGTTGTCACAGGGGAAGGGGTTTTTTAACGCGGCGATCTGTGCTTCCAGCAGCATAAGCGCCCGGGCGGCGGACCAGTCCTGGAAAAAGCTTTCGTTTTGCTGATGCGGCGACAGCACGCTGAGCACTTCGGCCCCCACCGTGCGCGAAGATGAGAGGGCGACAATGGGTTCAAGCTTAATGCCTGTAATATCGTGTGAGATGTGCTGCACGCACGAGGGAAAACCTGTCTGGTCTGGCGCTGTCACTCCGTCGTCCTGTTCACTTCCAGCCTCCAGGCGGCCGGGTTACCGCTGGACAGTGTGAAGGTGAAGTAAACAGGAAAACAGCAGGCGTTACTTAAAAGCGGCTAAGCCTTTTCGCAGCCCGTAAAAGAGGGATAAATGTTGAAAAAACAGCCGTATTTACAATCAGCTAGTCATTATCGCCAGAGAAGGCGGAAAAGGCATTGACTCACTACGCATTGACCGTATAATTCCAGGCGTTTCACCACCGCGAAGTACACTCTTCTCCGTGCGCCCTTAGCTCAGTTGGATAGAGCAACGGCCTTCTAAGCCGTAGGTCGTAGGTTCGAATCCTACAGGGCGTGCCATTTAAAAACAGTTACCTACGCCAGTTTCAAGCCAGCCTGATTTTCTCCTTGTGTCGTATTTGTGTCATGGTTGCCAAAAATGGCATCAATTTTCCGTGCGTGTTCGCTTAAGTGGTTCGGCGCCAGGTGAGCGTATCGACGTACCATTTCGATGGACTCCCAGCCGCCCATTTCTTGCAGAACGGACAACGGAACGCCGGACTGAATTAACCAGCTCGCCCAGGTATGCCGGAGGTCATGAAAACGGAAGTCTTCTATACCCGCTCTTTCCAGTCCAATGCGCCAGGCGACATTGTCATCCACTCGCATTTTGCGGACAGCCGGAGTGACGGTTTTATCCGGGCGCGTTGATGGCTTCGTGTGAACGAATACCCACCTGGAACTTTTCCCGATCTGATCCCTTAACACCCTGCATGCGGTATCATTCAGAGCCACGCCGATAGCCTTGCCCGCCTTCGCGTTCTCCGGATTTACCCATGCAACCTTTCTCTGCATATCGACCTGCTGCCACTCCAGATCAATTATGTTGGAGCGGCGCAGGCCGGTTGCCAGTGCAAATATCACCACCGGCTTTATTGACTCCGGCATGCAGGCGATAAGCCTTTCCGCCTCATCTCTGGTCAACCAGCGGATGCGTTTGCTGATCGGCTTTTTGGTTTTTATAACCGGGGCTGTTTTAATCCACCCCCAGTCATTAGCCGCAGCCTTAAACAGAGAACGCATAAAAGAAAGATGCTGGCTCTTTGTGGCCTGGCTAACCGGTTTATCGTTATACGGCGGCGGCTCCTTTCCCCGCCGGATTGCCGCGTCCCTTCGTGACTCCCAGATCTGAATATGCTTACGGTTGACCATCTTAGAAACAGCCTCGTTAACCTGCTCGGCTGTGATGGTCGAAATATCCCGCCCGGAGAAATGCCGCAGGAAGTATTCTATTTTGGTCTTGTCGTCATCAAGTGACCGCTTATGCTCCTTCTCGCGGATCCACCTGATGCAACATTCCTCGAATGTCCTCGTCGGAAGCTCCCCAATTTTATCCACCCGCCACGCTTCAGCCTTCAGCTTGTCGTGCAGCTCCTGCGCTTGTTTCTTGTCCCCCGTACCAAGAGATCGTCTAATTCTTTTCCCTGACGGCGTAACGAAATGACAGTGCCAGACGCCGCCTCTGAGGGTGATTGACATAAAATTTCTCCTTTATGTTCACCCGCGCTCGCGGAAACAGGATCGCGCGGGTCATGTAAATACGCAATACAGGCGACGTCGGTCGTCCGGTATTTGTTCCCGATTTTCTTCCCGGCCAGCTGCCCCGAGTCGATAAGACGGTAGACAGTTCTCGGTGAGACTTTCAGGAGTTTCGCTGCCTTTTGCGCAGTGAGTGGCTCTGCTGTAACCATCTCACCTCCTATGACATTGTTTTATAAAACTGCGGGCCGTCTGGTGTGGCCGCACGTAATTCGTTTTCCGAGTGCACTGAATAATTGCCGTCATCCCATCGCACCCAGGCTTTCGGGTGATCGCCTTCTGGCTCCAGTTGGCTATCCACCACGCCATGTATACCGCCGGTCTTCTTCTGGACTAATGCGCCCACATTAAAAGCAGCCATTGCACACCTTCCGGTTCGTGAAGAAATGAGATGAGAGCGCCCAGCGCCATAAGTGCGGCGATGAGCCAGGTCATTGGGTTCGAATGCATGATTAACTCCCAAAAGAAAACCCGCTCAGTGGCGGGTTCTATTTAGGTGAGACAGGGATGTGGCGAACGGTCTATTCGGGCATTAAAGCGAGGAAATCTTTTTTATAAAGTTCTTTCAATTCAGACATAACCTCGGCAGAGGCCATTTCGTGGGTAAGCAAAGTTCTGCCCAGACGTTTCTCAGCATCCTGCTGAAAATCAGAAAAGCTCCCGATCAATACCCCAGTGTAGCCAGTTAGGATGGTGCACTGCTGTTGTGTCAGTTTCATCTAATTCCTCCTTTATGATGACGGTATTCTATCGCACTAAATTTTCGCACCCAATAGCCAGCTCGTAACTGGCTATCAGTTGCGTCATAGTTGACTGCGGGCGTTCTTCAGATAATCAGGGTCAGGCACGATCTCATCACATACTTCTGGCTCTTCGAGAGCATCGCGAAATGCAGCTGCGACAATCTTCCCGCCCATAAACTCAAGCCCCGCACTGACTGGCGGCTCCTTGCCGTCTTCATACTCAAATACGAAAGTCATCTTTCCCATAATCTCTCCTCAATGCATCTGCATGGCTCTCAGCCGTTTAATGTGCTCGCTCGTTTCCAGTTCGGCGCGGATCTGCTCCGCCTCCCGATGGTCGAGCGGCTCGAAATCGTTAATAAATCTGTCGATTGACGCGGTGTTGATCCGCCCCTGTCGCCAGTAGCGGACAACTTCTGATGTGGTGGAATGAATAATTACGGGCCAGCCGTGCTGGTCAGCGAATATCTGGCCGCGCTGGATTAGCTTGAACATTGGCTGACTCCTGCAAAAGGAGGTAGACGATTGCCACGGCGCGAAGTGGGTTACGGTGAGTGGCGCTGATGCCAGATTCGTGCGATGCCTGCCAGACGGTCTTACCTGATGGGGTGAGGCCGATCCGGTGCTTCTTCATTGCCGGGAATAGCTCTTCGGCACGACGCAGCGGGAAATAACCAGTGTTCTGCACCGTGTTAAACCAATTCCACGACAAATTGGCGCCGGTACTTTCATGCGGGTGAATGGTGGCGCTGTATTTTGGCTTAAGGAAATAGGCCAGCCTGACGCTGATTTCCCCATCACTCAGCTTGCTGTAATCCATCACTCCTCCTCCATATACAGAGACCAGCCACTTATGGCGTCAACCCATCGCTTCGTTTTGCGTCCCAGGCCATGCGTCCCCATGCGAAGGATCGCCTCTTTCCCAGCAATATCGACAACTTTGTAGAGGAAACCTCGCGGCGACTGCCATACTTCGCCAACCTGGAAGCACTCACCCTGAATGACTTTTTCTGGCATCACATCCCCCTCTGCTTATTCCTCAATTCGATAACACCCTGGCAACTGGCGCACGTCTTGCAACCGGGAACGGCAGCGCGCCGCGGCTCGGGAATTGGTTCGTCGCATTCTTCACAACGCTCAGCCGATACGGCATTGCGGTCGATGCGGTGAGCGGAAAGGGCAGCGTTACGCTGAAGCTCTTCAATCTCTGCTGCGGTATCGATGATATCGGCCATGGTCAATGCTCCCGGAACTGTCGGTTAATTCGGTTGAAGGTGAATGCCAGCAATAAAAAAGGCCGCGATAGCGACCTGGTGATTAGTGGTTTCATGCTGCACCGCCTTCATTCTTCTCGGCTTCGACTGCCATCTGCTCTAGCCGTCGCGATAACTCGGCGGCCAGCGCCTGGAATTCTTCTTCGGTCGCCACCGGGATCGGCACAAAGCGAATCCCGATGTGCGCCAGTTGGTTGGCAATTTCGAGGCTTTTCCTCAAATCAACGGGTGAGGCTCGGTTCATGCTGCACCGCCAACGTTTCGCAGCCAGATGCAGACGGCGCCATCTTCCGTTTCGTGAATTGAACCGACAAACCAACCATCACCGGCTGGGGGTTCGGGCTGCCACGCTGAGATGTCATAACCTTCCACATCGGGATCGACATCATCCTCATCGCGGTACTCCACTTTCCACTCAAGGCCGTTCTTATCCAACCAGGCGTTAAATTCATCAGGTGAGATAGACTCGCGCCCATCGCAAAATTCATCGTAAAGCGGGTGAGTCCAGTAGCCGTATTGGTCGCGTTCGACGGGTAGGGGTTTAAATTCTGTTGTCATTGTTCGGCTCCAAACCGCCCGTTAAGGCGGCCAGTTTTGACGACGAACTCCAGGAGGAAACTCCCAGAGATTCAATTTTCTTGTGATGCTTGTTGATGATGGGAGGCACCGTTTCGTTCCAGTTAGGCTTTGGCTTCTTGCGCATGGCCTGCTGGATTTCCTCGGTGCATCGGCGGCAGGCTGCGCGAATGGCGTTGTCTGTTTCTGGCGTCATGCGGCCTCCAGGCGGGCGATAAGTTTCGCCTTTCTTTTTCTGCTATCAGCATGCCTCTTTTTCATTCGCTCAGAGGTGCGGCTTCTGTTCTTTTCTGAGATGTAATTCAATCCCATGCGGTGGGCGTGTTTGTTGTTGTCCGCCATGGAGCACCACTCAAGGTTTTCAACTCTGTTATCCTTTTTGTTGCCGTTGATATGGTTTGCTACAAATCCATCAGGCGGCTCGCAGATAAAAGTTGAGGCCACAATTCGATGTACAAGGTAATAAGTTTTGACGCCATTTTTGCATAGGCCTATCGAGCTATATCCATTCGAATGGTCGTACAGCTTTAATTGCTTGCCGAGGCGTACCCGGCCAAATCTATCAAGCCTGTCAACTGAGCGAATTTCCCCGGATGAGCAAGCTTCGTAAAGACCCTCATAGCCATGAATTGGCTTCCAAATACGCTGATCCGCTGGCGTGTTGCTGCCGGTGTAATCGGTCATGATGCACCGCCGGGTTTTGGTTTCCATGTGAATTCCGGCGCGATAATCACATCCATGCAGGTGCCGCGTTCGTTATGCTGCTCAAGCATTTCTAAAATGTCTGAGTCGGTCTGGGTATCTCCGTAGCTCCCTACAATGCAGAGCAATTCGACAGGAGCACCGAGGTTTTGCATGGCGATAGCAAGCTGCTTGGCTAGTGCCATCTTCATCGCTTCGTCTGTCATGCTGCCTCCTGCCTTTCCCGATATTCCTCAGCTAGCCGCTGCGCCTTTAATGGATTTCTGACCACTTCACCCCATGGCATTAGCCAGCCGTTACCAATGAAGGGAAGGCTCAGATTACCAACCCTGATGTCGTCGTGAGCGTGAGTCATAGGATGGACTCCATTTCGTCGATGTAGAGGCCCTGAGCAATCAGGCGGCGACGGCGGGCGGCACGTTCGATGCATTCCTGCCGCCTACCTTCCTGCGACTGCTCTATGGCGCGCCGGGTGAACAGCCGCGATTTACCCTGCGGTGTTACGACCTTTGGCTTTGTGACCAGGTCGAAAGTCCGGTCGCAGATGCCGTCCTCGTTGAGCCATTTCTCCGACTCAACTATCTGCGCTATCTGCCCGGTGCCGCGGGTGATGCCGTTCGCGACCCGGTTAAACTCGATGAGCGTTACGCCAAACTTCTCAGCGATTTCACTACCGGTGACCGGGCGGCCGCGCGTCTGAATCATCCATATAACGCGCTCACGGAGGCCGGAGAATTGCCCGGTTCGCCCGGGCCTGCGGTAGAAGGGTGTACGTTTCATGACGGCACCTACTTAATAATGAGTGAAGGTTTGCCGAGTTTTATTTGCGCACCAGGTACATCCACGCCAGCTTCGATTTGGTGTTTGATAGCCAATTTGTCTGGCTTGATGCTCGTCTCGTATTCGACGAATTCAGGAGGAAGCGCGCTGGCATCCGTAATTTCAACGGACTTAGACGGCGCGCGAACCGTTACCTGATGAATGCCTGCCTTCAGTGATTTCTTTCCCGCTGTTTCGAGGGAGGTAGCCACATAATCTTTCATGCTCGACACTCGGTTTTCTGCGGCTTTTGCGCGCTCTGCAAGACGCTTGCTTTCTTCTTTCAGCGCCTCGGCATAAGCAGATTCGTTTTTGCAAACAGCAAGAATCTGCTCGACCTTTGCTTCCAGTTCCCACTCAATGCCATCAAGGGTGTCGGCTATCATTTCAGGCTCCATGCCTGAATCAGTCAGCTTTGCGAAATCATTGGCGATCTGGTAAAGAGCTGTCATTGCGTAACCTCTTCGAATTTTGCTTTGCACTTGGCGTAGACGGCCTGCACCTCTTGTTGAAGCTGCATTCCGACCGTCATTTTGTAAGCTGCCTGGAAGTGGGTTTTGAGAGCATGCATATTTTTCGCCTGCTTCATGTCCTCACATAGTGACTGGATGGTGTTGGTAAGTTCCTGTTTTGCGTTTTCTTCTGACTGGATGATTTCGCTTTCTGGGGTGTATGGCATAACTGGCTCGGTGTATATGCCTTCGCTTTCGTTGAGCACATCGACGGCATTATCCAGACGGTCAGCACGCGGCCAGTATTTATAGGCTCTTTTGACGATCGTCTTCCTTGCCATCTCAGACCAGAAGTTGACCCATGGGCCTTTTGGTGATGTTCCCGCTTTGCTCACTTTCCTGATTTCTTCTATCTCAGCGAGACTCATCTCTTCAGTCAGATAGTCGCCATCAGCGGTTTTAACTGTGCAGTAGCCACCGATAACGGCGCCGCGAGCGTCAGGCGTGGCAAACGGGTTGTATTTATGAGCTGGCGCCTTATCGAGACCTAGTGTCTCGTAGTCGTCGCTTGCATGAACTAGCTTGCACTGACCCCACTTGATGACGCCAACTGACTGGGCGATGTGAAGAAGGCCCATATAGCTGATATCGAGGCAGACCATACCGTCGCGCGGAACCAGATAAGCCAGTTTGCTTGCAGGGTTCAGGCTAATGCCGACAGCTGCAACGTTGATAATCGCGTTCTGGGCGCTGGTGGGGTTGGCAATCGCCGTTTCTGCCAATTTTTGATTACGCTGGAATAACTGGATAGCGAACTGGCATTCCTTTGCCCACGTCAGAGACTGGTCGGTAAGGGCACCGACAAACAGCGGCTCCTGCTCCTTAACGAACTGAATCAGATCGAAGCTCATAATCACTCCTTAAAACGGGCAGGGCGCTTGGCGCTGCCATTCTTCTTCGGCGCGGGCATGCGCGCAGGCCGATATGTATTTGTTGTATGCCTCTTCGGCCCTTTCTCCGATAAGCGCAAACTGGGCTTCCTGGGGCAGGAACAAGCTGCTCATTTCCAGAGGTTTCGCAGGGAACATGGCGATCAGTTCTTTAGCCCGGTCGTCGATCCACTTCTCTTTCTCGTCGTCGAGTTGCTGTTCAACCCAGCGCCGATCTTCGATTCGGTCGTAAGTGAGGTATGTGTTCATGACTGAACTCCTGAAATTTGGATGTGCAGATCCCGCCCGCAGAAAGCCAGGCCGATCGGTTGAACAGGGTGGTTGGTATCAGTGAACCATTGGCTCGCCGCGCTCATTCAGCAGCACAACGACGGAATCACTTTTGATGATGGTTTTTTCGAAGATGTTGAAGGCGTACAGGCCTTTCTCAACGTTCGCAGAGGCGCGATAAGTTTTGCCGTGGTGTTGCAGCATTGTGCCCGGTAAAACCTCGCTACGTGGCACTGATGCGGTGCCGTAGTGCATTCCAATCATACCTTCACCTCTACCTGTACCAGGAGGCCAGCCATATGCATCTGCCAGCGGTTAAGCGTCAGCTTTTCACGCGGTGCCGATACGGACGTCAGCTGCCACTCGTTATCGTTGAGCTTTTTGGCGGTGTACTTCTTTCCGTTATGGGTGACTGTCATGATGCCTCCCGCTTTTCTTTGATGTCGGCGCGGAGGTGAATCTCTTTCCCATCAGCTGTCGGGAATATCAGGATGTCATCGCGAACCGCGAGAAGATGGGCCACTGCAAATAGCGCCTCGTCTGTGACATCAAATTTCTCACCGGTGAACTCGCGAACACCGGGCGCCAATTTGCTCGGCTTTGAACGACCCGCGAAAATTCGCTTCGTCAGGCCTGTAAAACCTACTGTGATTGGGTTGCTCATAAATCCTCTTGGCCTTATCGCGGCGAACGGAACGGTTAATACAAGACTTCTGCGCATTTATTCAGTGTTTCATTGGGCGGTGGATGGCCGCCGGTTGTCATAAATGGGCAGACTCGAAAATCTGCCTATGTATGGCCGATAAAAAACCCGCCGGAGCGGGTTAATCTTCTTTTTCTCTTTCAACCGCGTCGGCTAATGACTGATCAACTTCAATGGTCTGCATGAAACATTCGTCATCAACGTCTTCGTATTGCTCCCTGAAGCTATCGGCGAGAGTGGAAACTGGATTCCATCTCATACCGCCAGCTGCATGCTCCGCGTCACCATCTGATCCACAATCCCAAGTGGAACCATCAGGTTCTCGCTCTAAAAAACCGACACACTCTGTCTTCTGTGGATTCCAGACCAGAACAACTTTTGCCATCGCCTTACCCTCTGTCGTTACCCGCTGACGGGCGTAAAAAAGGCCGCCTAAGCGACCTCTGGTTAATTCGATACAACAACTCCCTGATACCATTTCTGGAAAATTACCTTCCTAACCTTGAGGGTTCCTAATTGGTAATTGTCACCAAAAAGACTGGTGCCAAAGAATTCAGTCCAGCCAATATTTCTTTTGGAAACAGTTCTCAATTGGCCTTCATGCTCGACCGTTTCTCCCGGCTTTATTTGTGAGATGTGACACTCAACTATGCGCATATAGACTCACCTCAATAAGTTGTTACCCCCACCAGGAACCATTTTCATCTATCCATTCACACCATTGGTCAACCGTCCATTTAGATGAATCGGCATCAGGAACGCGGCATGAGTAAAGCCCCTCTCTGTAAAGTCGGCGCTTAGTTTTTTTCAGCATATTGCCCTCAATAAGTTGCCATTAACGCGAAATGCTTTGGCGATTGGATGGCCGGTGCTGATCTCCGGCATTGCCTACGTTAGCGGCCTTCAGACAGTTCATCCGCTCGCTTCCACGTCGCGCATCAGCCTGCGCATTCACCCAATCCCAAAACATTCCCTATATTGGTCAGCGCCAACTACCTGCCAGTGTTGCCCGTTCTCACGCCGTTCTCGCTCTCGCGCGGGGATACTCTCTCACCGACCGGATCGCACCCGGTGATACAGCACGTTTACGTGTAGGGGTCTTAACAGGTCGTTGACGCTGTAAATCTGTATGTTGTTAAAAAGCAGGCGACTTGCTGTCCGCCGCTGGCCAACTTCGCTCAGCTGTCGATGTTTCGTTTCGATGGGGTAAATTTAGCGTGATGCTAAATTATGCGCAATAGCAAAATGCTAAATTGTTGGTGGGTTTTATTTAGCGTATTGATTAATAAGCGATTAAAAATTTACAGCGCAGGGATTCTGGACGTAAAAAAGCCCGCACGATGGCGGGCTTGAGGGGGTTTGCGTGAGGTTATGGGATGTTTAGTATTTTGGCATCAACCACAACGCCGATAATTTTGCAGTTCCCATTAACCTCTAGCATTGGATATGCGGGGTTAAGTGGCTTAAGGAAGCGTCTGCCGGCATCGATTACAAGCTTCTTAAAGGTCGCTTCGTTATCGCCTTCTAGCTTCGCTACAACCAGCTTTCCGTTGCGCGGCTCGACTTCAGGGTCAACAAGTATCGCTGCTCCCTCTGGTATGCTCAGGCCGGCCGGGGAGGTCATAGAATCCCCTTTAACGTCCAGCCAGAATGAATCTTCTGAGCAGTGAACAGTCGTGTCATACCAGCGATCTATCGCTCTTCGGTGATAAGGTTCTACAGCTTCCATCCATTGCCCCGCGCTTACCCAGCTGATTACAGGATAACTTCCTTTTGTCTCGTTCAGTCCTCGAAATGCAACGTTCGAAGGTTCTTCACTGGCGTGTAAAACATCCATCCAGCCAAAAGGCAGATCAAGCGCAGTTTCAATTTTGCGAGCCATCTTATCGCCGATATTGCGATGAGGGTTTGGTCCCAGTAGCTGGCTAAGCGCAGCAGGACTTGTCTCGATGAGCTCGGCGAACTGCGCCTTAGTCATTCCAGACTCGTGCTGGCGCTTCTCATACAGCGCTTCCAGGTTGGCTTTTCTGATTTCTTTATTTTCCATCCCTGCATTGTTACTGCTTTTAGCAAAATGATAAATGTGCAAATTGCTAAATGATGCTTGCGTAGTATTTAGCATAACGCTAAACTCCAAATCAAACGACTCACCCGGAGACATCAATGAGCACTGAACTACACCGCTGGCGCAAGGCCGCCACTACCGACGAATGGGCGCAGCTCGCAAAGTTGGCTAACACGACGCCAGGTTACCTGGACCAGATCGCCTACGGAAATCGCCGGGCATCTCCAGAAATGGCATCTGCTATCGAGAAAGGCACGAAGAATTTTCACCGCCAGGCTCCGGTCCTCAAAGAAAGCCTGGTATTCGCATCGCCGCGTGATACTGCGGCCTAACCACGAAAGGGAAAGCAATGCATTCACTTGCGTATCAACAAGGTAACAAATTTTCGCCAACGGCGATGATTTACCAGAATCGCCGGGAACCTGATTCCACGGCGTTAAACATCGATGGGATCCGCGCAGCTGTTCGCGCTTGGGCAGCAGACTGCCGCAGCCGTGAATTTGTCGCAGCGCTGATTGTTGAAGAGTGGCGGGCTACCGGCGGCACCGGTCTGGATATCCCTACTGACTCGCACCGCCAGATGCAGAAGGTATTCCGCTGGATCGACGGCGACACCGAATACGCCGCCAACAACGTTCGCCAGCTGGCTCAGGCAATCATGGCCGTCCTGCCGCTGGAGTACCGCAACCGCCTGGCGCCGCAGAACGACACGATGTCGCTGATCGCCTCTGCGATGAAAGAGTGTGCCGAAGCTAAACAGGCTGTGCTGCTGGACGCTCCAGAGCATCAGAAGCTGAAAGAGGTAAGCGAGGGTATAGCGTCGCTGTTCCGCCTCATGCCGGAGCAGGTAGGCCCGCTGATGACGATGGTCACTTCGATGTTGGGGGTCATGTGAGAGGCACCAGAAAAGAAAAAGCCCTTGAAGCGGTCACTTCAAAGGCCTTCCAAACACTGTGTTACGCCAAGTAACGGGAGTAATTATGGCAGAGAAATTGATGCATAACACGATGTTTTTGCCGCTCAGCCTGGAGAAAGAGAAGGTTAAGCATCTTGATATTCCTAGCGGACTCAGATCTCAAGGGTGGATTTACGCGCTCAAAAATCCATACATGCCGGGAATCTTCAAAATAGGAATGACAGTAAATGAGCCTGAAATACGTGCTGCTCAGATTTCACAGGGCACTGGCATACCGGCGCCATTTGAAGTCCATAGCGCCTACTTTTCCGATAACCCGAGAGGCCATGAACAGGAGTTTCATCAATACCTGTCCAACTGCCGAATCAATCCTGGTCGTGAGTTTTTCAGATGCACTGAAGAAGAAATCGCTGAAGCAGCTGATGCAATCGGTTTAATCAGCCGTAGCGCCACGATAGAGGAACTTGCTGATTCTTATGACGTTATTTGCATTGAGCAGAGCGAACCTTTCTCTTTGCAAGAACTGTTTGACGATCTCGATATATCAGTTTTCGGCTGCCAGTACGCGGCGACAAAAAGGTTGGTAGAAATCGGAAGGGAATATCTGCATCTCGTCAATAGGGGTGGTTGCTCGTTAGCGTTTATGGATGGGAGGGGAATACCTGTCGTCCGTGAGTACATTCAACATCGCGAAGCATACATTGCATCCCAAGAAGCTGCGGGTGTGTATGGTCCGCAGAAACCAGGAGGATTTTGATGGCTCGCTCACGAAACATCAAGCCAGGCTTTTTCACTAACGACGAGCTCGCAGAATGTCAGCCACTGGCTCGCATTCTCTTCGCTGGTCTGTGGACTATTGCCGATAAAGAGGGTCGCCTGGATGACCGCCCTAAGAAAATTAAAGCCATGGTGCTGCCGTTCGATGATGTCGATTGTGATGCTTTATTGCAGCAGCTGCATCAGCATAAATTCATCAATCGTTACCAGGTGAAAGGCGATTCCTACATTCAAGTTTCTAACTGGAAAAAGCACCAGAACCCGCACTGCAAAGAAGCGGCAAGTGAGATACCAGAACCGTCTCAGAACCAAAATGGCACCGAACAAGAACAGTGCAATTCAGATGCAAAAGAGGAAAAGGAAGAAGAGGGAAAGCCTCAAGTCATTGAAAATAATGAAGCACAAGAAAAGCACGGTGCTAGTAAGGTGCAAGAACAGGTTCAGAACAGTTTAAATCCTGCTGATTCCCTTAACCTGATTCCTGATTCCCCTATCCCTGATCCTGATTCCTTGGTTAACACCCAAGCCGCTTACGCGTCTTGCGAAGAGGCCAATGCGGATATTCATGAGATATCGAGTCGGTACGCATTCGAGGGCCAAATCGTTCGGCTGAACCACAAGGACTATCAAGCATGGTTAAACCTGTACCCGCTGATAGACCTGAATTACGAACTTCAGAAACTGGATATCGAGTTCACGCATGAGAAGCCAAAAAATTGGTTTATCACTGCCAGCCAGAAACTGAGTTATCAGAACAAGCAAGCGGCAGTACGCGGCAAACCAGCCGCTAAGCCGGATCTGGACTTCAACAACACTGACTGGGCTTATGGGGTGATTCGATGAAATCTCTTGCAGAGCAGATGCGTAACCACGACCGCGAGCAGATGAGTCGCATGGCTCATAACCTGCCAGAGCAGTATCAGGAACGCGCCCCGGTCGAACAGGTAGCGCAGGTATTCAACAAGCTGTTCAACGAGCTGCGTGCCGCGTTCCCGGCCAGCATGGCGAACTTCCGCACCCAGGACGACCTGAACGAATTCCGCCGTCAGTGGCTTCTGGCGTTCCAAGAAAACGGGATCCACTCAATGGCGCAAGTCGATGCCGGTATGCGCATTGCCCGCCGTCAGGAGCGACCATTCCTGCCGTCGCCGGGCCAGTTCGTCGCTTGGTGCAAACAGAGTGGCGGGGCGCTGGGAATCAACGTTGACCAGGTGATCGCCGAATACTGGGACTGGCGTAACCGTTCGTTCGAGTTCACTTCCAGTGAGCAATTCCCCTGGTCGCAGCCGGTCATGTACCACATATGCGTTGAACTGCGCCACCGCAGTACAGAGCGGCAGTTAACTCATGGTGAGCTGGCGCGCGAAGCGGGCGATCTGCTAGACATGTGGGAGAAGCGCCTCACCGAGGGTAAGCCTGTTCCGCCAGTGCGCCGGGCGATTGCAGCACCCGCAGCTGATCACGGGCCGACGCCGATCCAGCTGCTGCTGGCGAAGTACAACCGCAATAAGTCGAACGGGATGGTGTGACATGACCATAACAATCCGTGAGCAGGTCCTGGCAGCCCTGCGTAATAACCCGGGCCTGAACAGCGTGAAGATGGCCGAGCTTATCGGCATGGACACCAAAAAGATATCCGGGACGGTGAGCACGCTGCTGGCCGACGGCCTTATCAGCTGTGAAGGCAAATACGGCCAGCGCCTTTACAGCCTGACCAGCTACGGCATGCGCTTCGCCCCTGACACGATACCGGCCATGCCGAAGGGGAATTCGAAGCTGGTTCAGCGTACAGAGACGAACGTGATCTGTCAGGAGTGCCGCAACAGTCCGGCTATGAAGAGAGTATTGATGGTTTGGGGGAGGGTAGGGGTATGAGCATGATGGATTTCGCAGAAACTAAAAAGGCGATCGACGCTATCACAACCGACTGGTCTATCCGTGGCCCATACCACGAAGACGACGGCAAATATTACGCTTTGCTTCGCGGAGAGTGGGTCGGTGGCGGGCATGTCGGAAAACGGAAAACTCTTGACGCAATTTTCGAAAAGTTAACCAGCGAGGTCGCCCAATGAGCAACATCGACATACGCGCATTACGTGAAGCGGCAGTTCGCGCATGTGGCGTGAAGTGGCAATACATGCGCGCGACGCAACATTCGAAAGCATACATAACGGACGATAAAGGCTCGCCAATCGTCAACTGCACTGATGGTGATGTTCCAGCCAAATGCGCCGGATTTCTCGAGTCCGCCAACCCTGCCGCCGTGCTGGCGCTGCTGGATGAGCTGGAAGCCAAAGACGCGCAAATAGTCAATCTTACAGCCGAGCGCGATGCTCTTCGTGAAGAAGAGATGGGAGAAGCGAAGCACAGTAATACGCGTGCCGCTGCCGATATCTATTTCCAGTTGGTTGAAGAGTGTGAAATCCATCCTGGCGGTTCACTGGTTGAATATGTAAGCGATCTGCGTGAACGCGCCGCCGCAGCCTGTAAAGGAGAGTGAGCATGGAAAAACCACTGAATAAGCGAGAGCGCGAGTTTTTAAAGCCAGCCATAGTTCACCGCTGGGAAATTGAAATATCGCCATACCGAAAAACTGCGCTCTGGGATGGTGACTCTCTCTTTCCTGTCAAAGTGGGAGCAATGGCTGAAGACCTGATAAAGCGCGGATTTCTGGAGCGTGTTTCTATGGGATTTGGTCGAGACATTATCAGGGCAACCAAAAAGGCAGAAAGCTTACATTGTTACCGCTGCCATTACGGAAAATTGATTAACGAAAATGGTCAGCAGGGCGAGGACTGCCCGCATTGCGATGGCGGTGTAATTGTGAAGAGGACTAACCCATGAGCGAACTAACCAAAGAATGGCTCCTCAAGACCATCGCGGAGCTTGAAGAAGAGCGCGATGCGACGCCCGGCGCAGTAAACGAAGATGCTGCGATGTCTCTGGCGGCGATGAAGATTGCGCTGGCATCGCTCGAAGCGGAGCCTGTAACGGAATGGACCAACGAGCAGTGCCTGGAGTTCCTGTCGATCGCTTTCCGGCATGCGAAAATTAAAGGCGACCTTGAGTTTGATGATATCCGCCTGGGTGTGAAGATGGTCAATTGTAGCCGCGCCGCCGTGCTTCAGGGTAAAGCCGAACTTGTTACCGCGCATCCAGAACTAACTGTTTGGTACGGCTCAATGCCTGAAACGAACGGCAAAACAAACTGGACGGCAATGCTGCATCGTAAAGGCCATCACCCGTGGGAAGGCATCACAATAGACCGCTCAGAGTATCCAGAGCGCGTGCGATATGAAGCTGACCGCATGCGCCATCTGATAGGTGAGCTGACTGATGAGCCGGATATTCTGGCTTATGATGCCGACGCACACAGCGGGTATGCCGAACCTGTAAGCCAGCGTGATGAGTTGCCGTATGACCCGCAAATTGCCGCATACGAGAAAATCATGGAGCAGGCTATCCCGGATGGTTACGCACTGGTGCCGGTTGAGCCGACAGAAGACATGATTGTCGCGGGTTTTGAGTCCAGACCGGATGAGTCCTTCAGTAAATCGGAAGAATGGGAGGCCTACCAAAGAATGAGTGGGTGTGAACAGGCAGCGCACCGGGCTAAGTTGTGCTGGGCGGCCATGCTCAAAGCAGCACCGCAGCAGGAGGTGAAGTGATGCCTTGGCACTCACCAGAAACTGACGCCATTCTCGAATCCATGCCGAGAAAACAGAAACGGCAGAAGTTGATCTACAACGTAGCCGAAAACGACGCCGAGTTCTGCATAGGCGCAATCATGGACGGGAAAATAATTCGGCATGGAGCTTACGCAGCATGGATTAACATGCTTCAGCGCTGTTACGGCGAATCATATCGTAGCGCACGTAAGCAATATCTTCAGGTATCACTCGACCCTGCCTGGCATAAGTTTTCTGCTTTCTACGCCTGGTGGAAGCCACGATATAGGACCGGATGGCATCTCGATAAGGATCTCCTTATCCCAGGCAATCAGGTTTATGGGCCATCAACATGCGTCTATATCCCTAAAGAGCTGAATAACTTTACCGTTGGGCGAGACTGTAAACGAGGTGATTTGCCTATAGGGGTAAGCTGGGATAAGCAGCATGGTAAATACATGTCCAGAGCCAATGACAGCAAGGGGAAATATTTATTCCTCGGTCTTTACGATGATCCGATGGAAGCGCATGAAGCATGGTTCTTTAAGAAGCTTGAGATAGCTCTGGAGTATAAAGGGCTATGCGACAGTATACACCCCGATCTTTACCGAGGCGTTCAGAGAAAGTTGCTGTTTATTCACCGGGAACAGTTGGCAGCATAAGCAGTGATTCTTGATAATCATTTTTCAAAAGTGATGTTATAATTAAGTCGCAGTCGGCCTGAACACCCGATTGTGACTTCTGCGCATTTAAGGGGACTTAAATGCGACCACAATCTGAACTCCTCAGCTTGTCACAGATGCAGAAATGCACCTGCGATTTTCTGCGTTCTGCGTTACCTGTCGGAGGTGGCGCATGAAACAGCACTACTGCATCGTTAACGACACCGTTAAAGAGAACCTCATTGCGTACATTCGCACCCTGCCGGTAAACCCTCGCGCGCCGATGGTGGTCGAGGCCCGGGAAGAGACGCGAACCGATAAGCAAAACCGTCTTATGTGGCCGCTGCTGAAGGACCTGTCTGACCAGGTTGTCTGGCACGGCGAAAAGCTGACCCGCGAGGAATGGAAGGACCTCATCACCGTTCTGGTGAATCAGACTCAGGACCAGGAGCAGAAATCCGCGCCGGGCATCAACGGCGGCCGCGTTTATTTCGGCGTCCGCACATCCAAATCCAGCAAGCGCTACATGGTCGACGTCATTGAGGCGATTTACTGGTTCGGCACCGACCGCGGCGTGAAGTTCTCCGAAGCATCCAGTAAGCGCATCGCCTGGGCGCAAGAGTGGAGGGCTTCCCGTGGCTAGTCCTCTCGCACGCGTCATCACAAATCACATCTACAACGTTCCGGCGCGCCGCCAGCGTAAGCCCGCGGTTAAGCCGTCCGAAATCCCGACACTGAAGGGCTACACCGCCCGCCTGGTGGATCAGAAATGGCTGCGTCTCGCGGCGAGGAGGAACCATGCGTAAACCATCCCGCCGTAAGTGCAAAGTATGCGGTGAATACTTCGCGCCGAAATTCCACGACATCCGGATCCGCTGGTGCAGCCCGGAGCACGGCGCAATCCTCGCGATGGAAGAGCGCGAAAAGGAGAAGGTGAAAGCCGCGGCGAAGCGCATTAAGGAGCAGAAAGAGGCCGAGAAGGCAGGACGCCAACGGCGCGCAGCACGTCGCAATGAGCTGAAGCCGATCCGTCACTGGGTGCAGATGACTCAGCGCGCCTTCAACGACTGGCGGCGCGAAATGCTGCTGGCCGCCGGGCACGGCTGTATCTCCTGCGGAACCAAGACCGCTTTTGCCTGGCATGCCGGGCATTACCGCACCACGGCCGCCGCACCACAGCTTCGCTTTAACCCGGACAATATCTGGCTCCAGTGCTCCGCATGCAACGTTCACAAATCCGGGAACATCGAGGCGTACCGTGCCGCGCTGGTTGAGCTGATCGGCGAAGAGCGCGTGCTGGCTCTGGAATCCAACAACGAAACCCACCGATACACCCGTGAAGAACTGGACGGTATACGCGCCAAGGCCAGAGCAGATCTTCGCGCACTGAAGCAGCAGGAGGCAGCGTGAAGACATTCACTCCAGTTGAAGCGAGAAGGTTCGTTGCCAGCACCTGGTACGAAACAACGCAGCTTTCGAAAAGAGAAAGGCTGTATGCGAAAGCCCGCGAGCTGATAAGCGGCGATCGAGCGGAAATTATCTGCCAGACAGATAACCCTGAATACAGAAAGTCCGCACGGGAGTGGTGGAATCATGACCAGAGCTGATTTCGAAAAGTACCAGGCCGAAAGCGTAAAGCGCGCCAGCATGCCGCCAGTAGCTAAGCACAGCCAGACCAAAACCAATCAGCCACATAAGGAAGCCGCATGAACAGTCAGCAACTGGAATACGTACGTCAGCAGCTCATTGTGGCGACCGCAGATCTGAGCGGGGCGACGAAAGGGCAGTTGGTAGCTTTCGCCGAGAACGCACAGTTCACAGCGACGGCGCGCAGCCGGGGCCGAAAAAAGGTATTCGACAAGGATAAGCAGCGCATGGTCAATCCTGACGGCCCGCCGATGAGTGGCAGTCAGTCGCGCGCCAAGGGATCATCTATTGCGCTGGTGGGCCCGGTTGAGTTCGTGACCGCATCATGGCGCCGCGCTGTCCTGTCGCTGGAAGACCACCAGAAAGCTTGGCTGCTGTGGAACTACAGCGAGAATATCCGCATCGAATACCAGGTGGCGATCACCCAGTGGGCATGGGCTGAGTTCCGAGAGCAGCTCGGCGCGAAGAAGGTGGCCGGCAAGACGCTGGAGCGTCTGAAGAAACTTATCTGGCTGGCGGCGCAGGACGTCAAAGCGGAGCTGGCGGGAAAGGATGTGTATCAGCACCAGGACCTGGCGGCTCTGTGCGGTGTTAAACCTGATAACTGGTGCCATAACTACGCCGACTACTGGCGGGCCATGTGCGCCATCTTTAAACGACTTGATGACGACTCTCTTCGTTGCACTGTGAGAACACGATCACAACAAAAGGCGACTTTTTCGAAGCAGGGTATTGCAAAAGTCAATTAAATAGCATACATTTCATGTAAATCTGATATCGTCGCCATAGCTTTGATTGTCGACAAAGAATTAAGAGCCCGAGGTTAACGCCTTGGGCTTTTTTATTCCCAAATTTCACAAGCGCACCGCAATGCGCATTCAACTACGTCGAACCAAACCCTTTGAAATGAGCCTTTGAGGAAGTCAGTTAGTGCTGGCGAGCCTCGACGGGCTGATTTCCTATGCGGCAAAGGTTCATCTCAAAGAAGGCAAACGCCATGTTAAAAGATCCTTCCAAGGAAGAGATTGAAAAATACTTCTTTTGCGACCCAGATGTCGGGAGCATTGTCAGGATAGCCAACTCAAGTACAGCAAAGGCTGGGGAAAACCCAATTTATGTTAACAATTGTGGTTACCACATGGTCAGCGCGCTGGGTCAGTGTATTGGTCTCCACCGAATAGTTTGGATGGTAGCGAAAGGCTGTATTCCAGAAGGTATGGAAATCGACCATATCAATGGCGACAAGAGCGACAACAGAATTAGTAACCTGCGCCTTTGCACGCCGACACAGAACAGGCAAAACAAGACCAAATATAAAAACAACAAATCTGGCTTTAAAGGGGTTTACTACGAAACAGCTCAACGGGTTAAGAAACCATGGAGAGCAAGGATTGTTGTTAATAAAAAGGCGATCAGCTTGGGTAACTTTATGACCAAGCATGAGGCCCATCAGGCCTATCAAGATGCAGCAAAAAAATATTTTGGCGAATTCAACAGGCCCTAACTTTCAGGTCCCGGGAACCATCATCGACACGCCTACTTGTTAAATCGTCCCGAGGGTCTGATCCCTTACTACAAACAGCACCCCGTTTTTCGGAGGTGATATGGCTAAACGTATGCAAGATAAAGAAAGCATTGCCGGAGTGTCATGGCTGATTGTCCTTGCTCTGTCATGCTGGGGCGGTCTGGTCCGATACCTTATTGACGTTAAGCAGAACAAAGCCACCTGGAGTTGGATCAACGCGCTGGCGCAAATTGCAGTGTCCGGCTTTACCGGTCTTATTGGCGGCCTAATTAGCGTTGAAAGCGGGCTGAGCCTTTACATGATTCTGGTTACGTCAGGTATTAGCGGAGCAATGGGCTCCGTGGCACTGACGTATTTCTGGGAACGCCTGACGGGAATGAAGAATGCAAACCAGTGATAAAGGCATTGCCCTGATCAAAGAGTTCGAAGGCTGCAAGCTTACCGCGTACCAGGACAGCGTTGGCGTCTGGACGATCGGTTATGGCTGGACTCAGCCTGTCGACGGGAAACCAATTCGCGCCGGGATGACGATTAAGCAGGAAACGGCAGAGCGTCTGCTGAAGACCGGGCTGATCAGTTATGAAAGCGATGTGTCTCGCCTGGTTAAAGTCGGCCTGACTCAGGGGCAATTCGACGCCCTGGTGTCGTTCACGTACAACCTCGGCGCCAGGTCGCTGTCGACATCGACTCTTCTGCGCAAACTCAACGCCGGTGATTACGCTGGTGCTGCCAATGAGTTCCTGCGCTGGAATAAAGCTGGTGGCAAAGTCCTGAACGGACTCACCCGTCGCCGGGAGGCAGAGCGCGCTCTGTTCCTGTCGTGATTGGAGCTCTGGTCAGGCGTTACTGGTTCCAGGTGCTGGTGGCAGCGTTAATCGGCGTGCTGGCGTTCTTCGTTAACCACTACCGCGACAACGCCATCACCTACAAAGACCAGCGCGATAAAGCCACCAAGAATCTCAGATTGGCGAACGCTACCATCAAAGACATGCAGACCCGCCAGCGTGATGTCGCTGCACTGGATGCCAAATACACGAAGGAATTGTCCGATGCGAAAAAAACCATTAACGATTTGCGTCGGGATGTCAATTCTGGCGCTAAACGGCTGCGCATCGCCGCAACCTGCCCTGGAGTGCCCAAAGCCACCTCCACCTCCGGCGTGGATGATGCAGGAGCCCCCGAACTTACTCCAGACGCTCGACGGAATTATTTCGATCACCGGGACGGAATCGAAACCGTTAACAAAATGATCTACGGGATGCATGAATACATCAACACCCAGTGTCTTAAGTGATTCGTCACCAAAATAACAGAGCCTGACTTCGGTCGGGCTTTTTTATGCCCGAATTTCACCGCGCACCGCAGCGCATTCAACCCACGTCGAACCATACCCTTTGAAATGAGCCTTTGAGGAAGTCAGTTAGTGCTGGCGAGCCTCGACGGGCTGATTTCCTATGCGGCAAAGGTTCATCTCAAAGAAAGGTACACGCCATGCAATTAGTTGAAATCAAGAAGCTCGACCTGGTCACCAACTCGGCAGTGATCGCCAGTGGTGTCATGAAGGATCACAAGCCAGTGATTCAACTCATCAGGAAGTACAAAAGCGACCTCGAAGAGTTCGGAAGGGTGGAATTTGAAATGCGACCCTTTCAAACCGATGGAGGCATGCAGAAGCAGGAAATAGCACTGCTAAACGAACAGCAAACCACGCTGTTGATCACCTACATGCGAAACAATGAAGTTGTGCGTGAATTCAAAAAGCGCCTGGTATATGAATTCTTCACTATGCGCAGCGCGCTGGCAAAGAAGAAGATGGATCGCAACTCGGCGCGTCTGGAGTACAAGCCTATGACCGATGCCATCAAGCATGAGCGTGAGGCGCAGGGTAAGCAGATCGCCCCGCATCACTTCAGCAACGAAGCTGACCTGATTAACCGACTGGCGCTGGGCATGACGGCGGCCAAGTTCCGCGTGCATCACGAAATCGGGAAGAAAGAGCCGATCCGCGATTACCTGACGCCGGAACAAATTCACTGCATCACCGAGCTACAGCGCGCCAACACGGTATTCATCAGCATGGGGTGGGACTTCGAACAACGCAAAGAAGTGCTGCGCGGCATGTTCGAGCGTAATCACCGCCAGCCACTTATCGAAGAGCAGCACCGCTTGGCCGCATAACCACAAATCTGTGGTTTTTGAGAGCCACTTTCACAACGGCTTTCCATTACAAAGCTCACCTGCTGGTGGGCTTGATAATGGTATGTATTGTCTTCGGGAAGGCTTTGTAGATGTTAAGCGATTATTAAGAGGCAATCATGACTTTAGCTGAACGTGTAAAGAGAATTGAGAGCGAATTAAAAGATATTAAATCGCAACTCAATTCTGGTACCGATTCTAGGAAAACAGCAAAAGCAATGCCCTTATCCAGTCTTGCAAAAGAGGGAGGTATCCCTGGGGGGTTAGTTAAAAAATGTTAACTCAAATACTTGATTGGAAAAATCCATCGCGGGAAAGATGTCACGACGTCAGCCTGAGCTGGTTAACGGCTTTGTGCCGCTGGCGACCGAGACGGGCGAGTGGCTTTACTTCGCTCCGGCCGATGTGAAGCGCGTGCAGTTCACGCCAGTACCGGCAGAGCAGACCGAACAGCCAGCAGAACAAACAACGGAGTAACGAATGAGCAAAACAGTAACATTCAGTTCAAAAGTATCTCTTCGTCCATACATGAAGCCGATCCTGATTCTGTCAGCTTTACTCCACTGGGACTGGCTGACTAATAAGTGTTTCAAAATCGAAACCGTAACCAGCGATACGGTGCAGCTTTAAGCGGAGTAACCCATGGCTAACGATGACGAGCGCAGGCCATACCCGCCAGTTAACTTCATCGCCTCAGACAACTGGCAGCCATATACCAGGCTGATCCCCGCAAACGAAGTGCATGAGTGGATAAACCGCCAAATCCTCAGTGATACCGGCAGCATCCATAACCCTGACCACGAGCACCTGTTAGAGGCCGATCTCTGCTTCATGTGGGCGTCTGACTCATTCGCGAAGAAAGGACGGTATGTCCTTGGGCAGGCCGAACAGGTAATGCTCCGCGCCGGTGGTTGGCAGAAAGCCAGAATCGAACAGCAGATGCATGAATGGTTCGGGCGAATCCCGAAGTTCATCATCACGCTGGCGGCTGATTACTGCTCACAATGCAGTGACCTAGAATTCTGCGCACTGGTAGAGCATGAGCTTTACCACATCGCACAGGCCACCGATGATTTCGGCGCGCCTAAGTTCAACAAAGAGACCGGGCGGCCAGTTCTCACACTGCGCGGCCACGACGTCGAAGAATTCACTGGTGTCGTACGTCGATACGGTGCCAGCAAAGAAGTACAGGAGCTCGTTGATGCGGCCAATGCGCCAGCAGAAGTGGCTCATATCGATATAGCCAGGTCATGCGGGACGTGCATGTTGAAGCTGGCGTAACGCTTTATTCAGATTGTCATGGAGGTAGCCTGTGGCAGCATTATCGGCAGAGGTTAAAGCCTTCATCGTTCAATCACTCGCCTGCTACGAGACCCCGGTAAAAGTCATTGAGCTTGTAAAGGCTGAATATGGCATTGATGTCTCACGACAGCAGGTGTCGCAATATACGCCAGGCAACGCAATGGCGGCCAAGTTGAGCCAGAAGTGGATTGACCTTTTCAACGCCACCCGTAAACGATTCCAGAATGAGATCGGTGACATTCCGATCGCAAATAAAGCGTACCGGTTGCGCGTACTCGACCGAATGGCGACCAACGCTGAAAAGATGAAGAACTACGGCATGACCTCGCAGCTTATCGAGCAGGCCGCCAAAGAAATGGGCGATGCCTACACAAATCGCCAGAAAGTCGAGCATACAAGCCCTGATGGCAGCATGACGCCGCAGCCGACAATCATCCAGCTACTACCCGTTGAGCCGAAAGCATGAGTGAAGCCGTTCAACTGCCGATCCCCGCGAAGCTTGCGCCACTGTTCACCGCGGTGAATAAGCGTTACCGGTGCTCGCACGGTGGACGTGGTAGCGCCAAGACGCGCACATTCGCACTGATGACAGCCGTAAAGGCGTATCAGTCGATGATGAACGGTGAAAGCGGCGTAGTGCTCTGCGCGCGTGAGTTCATGAACTCTCTGGAAGAGTCGAGCATGCAGGAAGTGAAACAGGCGATCTTGTCTGTTCCCTGGCTGGCCTCCAACTTTGATATCGGCGAGAAGTACATCCGCACCATCGACAAGAGCGTTAACTACGTGTTCTGCGGTCTGCGGCATAACCTCGACAGCATCAAGTCGAAAGCGCGCATCCTGCTGTGCTGGGTCGACGAGGCTGAATCAGTCAGCGAAATAGCCTGGCAGAAGCTGAGCCCGACTGTTCGTGAAGAGGGATCAGAAATTTGGGTGACGTGGAACCCGGAACGCGACGGTAGTGCCACGGATAAGCGTTTCCGCAAGGAGGCTGGCGACGACTGCATTACCGTTGAGATGAACTATACGGATAACCCGTGGTTCCCTGACGTGCTTGAAGGTGAGCGACAGAACGATCAGCGCCGCCTCGACCCGGCGACATACGCATGGGTGTGGGAAGGCGCTTACCTCGAAAACTCCGATAAGCAGGTGCTGGCCGGTAAATACCGGATCGCTGAGTTCTCGGAAAACCTCTGGAAAGAGGCCGATCGCCTGTTCTTCGGTGCTGACTTCGGTTTCGCCAAAGACCCTAACACGCTGGTGCGTTCGTTCATCCTGCACAACCGGCTGTACATTGAGTACGAGGCATACGGTCAGCAGACTGAGCTCGATCACATGCCAGAACTATACGATACGATTCCAGGCGCGCGTGACTGGCCCATCAAGGCCGACTCGGCACGACCCGAGACGATCAGCTATCTCAAGCGGCAGGGCTTCAACATCTCAGCCGCCGAAAAATGGCAGGGGAGCGTTGAGGACGGGATCGCACACCTTCGCGGATTTGACGAAATCATTATCCATCCGCGCTGCAAGAACGTGGCGCGGGAGGCCCGCATGTGGTCATACAAAACGGACCGCATCACCGGTGAGGTGTTGCCGAAACTGGCTGATGGTGATGAGCATACGTGGGACGCCATCCGCTATTCCCTTGATGGACATATCAAACGTAAACAGCAGGGTGTCGGCATGATGATTCCGAAACGCCTTCGATAATCAACGGACACGACATGAACGATAAATTACAGTTGGCGGTTAATCACGCGATTAACGACGCCAGGCTTGCTCGCGCCCGCATGGGGATGCTTAACCCTTCGATGGGGCTGGACGCCAAGCGTAATTCTGCGTGGTGCGAATATGGATTCCCTGAGCAGGTCACATACGAAAACCTCTACGCCCTGTACCGGCGCGGTGGTATTGCTCACGGTGCCGTTGAGAAGCTGGTGGGCAAGTGCTGGCAGACTAACCCGGAAATCATTGAGGGTGACGATGCCGACGAGAGTGAAAACGAAACCGCCTGGGAGAAAAAGTCCAAACAGGTATTCACCAACCGGTTCTGGCGCTCATTCTCTGAGGCGGACCGTCGCCGCCTTGTCGGTCGTTATGCAGGCATCCTTCTGCACGTCAATGACTCCCTCGCCTGGGATCAGCCTGTAACGAAAGGCAAGATGCTCCAGAAGGTTACTGTCGCATGGGCAGGCTCTCTGACAGTTGGTGATTGGGACACTGGCCTGAACTCGAAAACCTACGGACAGCCGAAGATGTGGCAGTACGCTGAACGGTTGACGAATGGTTCAAGTCGCCGCGTCAACATCCACCCCGATCGCGTTTTCATCCTTGGTGATTACTCCGACGATGCCATTGGCTTCCTTGAGCCAGCTTACAACGCCTTTGTGAGCCTGGAGAAGGTAGAGGGCGGGTCTGGTGAGTCATTCCTGAAGAATGCTGCACGCCAGTTAAGTATTAATTTTGATAAAGAGGCGAAACTGGATGAATTAGCCAGAGCATACGGGGTTGATTACAGCGAACTTAATGAAATCTACGATAAAGTAGCCCGTGAAATGAATATCGGGAACGACTCCGTTCTTATTACACAGGGGGCCAATGTTGCTCCGATTGTGGCCGCCGTGTCCGATCCTGCACCAACATATAACGTCAACCTGCAAACCGCTGCCGCCGGAGTTGATATCCCGACGCGCATTCTGGTTGGCAATCAGCAGGCCGAGCGCTCAAGCACTGAGGACCAAAAATACTTCAATACTCGCTGCCAGTCTCGCCGTGGCGACCTGTCATTCGAGGTTGAGGACTTCTGCGACAAGCTGATCGAATTAAGTATCCTCGATCCGGTCAGTCAGAAGACCGTTATCTGGGACGACCTCAACGCGCAAAGCGACAGTGAAAAACTGGATGCCGCTCAGAAGATGTCGCAAATCAACAGCGCTTCCATCGGCACGGGTGAGCAGGTGTTTACTGGTGAAGAAATTCGCGTGGCCGCCGGGTATGAGGGTTCGCCCGAACCACTTCCAGAGGTAGATGATGACGAAGAGGAAAGCGAAGTCACCGATACTTCCGGGAAACCTTAAAGACCCGACGGGTGCCGACCGACTTGAGCGCGGGGCAATGATCGAGTTCGCCAGGCGAATGAAGCGAATTGGCAAGGCGTACAAGGGCATTCTCGACCGCATTCCTGCATCGCCATCAGTAAACCAGCGTTACACCTTCGACCTCGATTCCACCCAGCTATCAATGCTACTCAGCAATGCCTCATTGCTGGTGGATGAGATATTGGGGGCAGATAACGAGACGGGGTTCTGGTTCTGGGCTGATTACGTCAATCCGGCGTATCAGCGCGGCACGGCGCAGGAGTTCGCCAATCTGTCACAGCAGTCTGCCGTGTACGCAGCTGGACAGGAAAGCGTATCGACAATCCTTCTGAGTGAGCCGTACCGACGTAGGCTGATTCTTGTTCGCGCTCGTACCTTCGAGGAAATGAAGAACCTCAGCGCCAGTGTGAAAGCGGATATGGCGCGGATACTGACCGATGGACTTGGGCGCGGACAAAATCCACTGGAGATAGCTAAGCGCCTTACTGAGCAGACGGGGATTGAGTCTCGCCGGGCTAATCGTATTGCCAGGACGGAGATTACCACCGCGCTGCGCCGTGCGCGCCTGGACGAAGACGACGAAGCCAGAGAACGATATGGCATCCGTACAAAGCAGATGCACATATCAGCGCTCAGCCCGACGACCCGAAGCACCCATGCCGCGCGTCACGCCCATCTGTATACCGCAGAAGAGCAGCGGGAGTGGTGGGCAAGGGACGCAAACAGCGTGAACTGCAAATGCTCCACGATCGCGGTTATGGTCGATGAAAGCGGCAAGCCATTAAGTGACACCATCATCGATAAAGCTCAGAAAACATTTAACACAATGAAAGCCCGTGGCTACCAATGGGCTAAGGGTTAACTCATGCCAATGCAAGTTAATGTCACCTCGAAGGTGAACAGTAAGGCCATCCGGCGCGAACAGCACAACGGACGCGAGCACTGGGTTGTTCCTTCCTACACCCTTCCGGCGAACGTGGTCATGAACGGCGGTCTGTATCCGGCCAGTGAGATTGACCAGCACTACAGTGGCCTGGAGGGGACACTGGCACCGCTCGGTCATCCACAGGTCAACGGTCAGTTTGTTTCTGCTTTTAGTCCTGAGGGGCTGAATGTGGGTTACGTCGGGGCGTGGAACAAAAACGTCAAGAAGTCCGGCAACCGCGTCTACGTAGAGAAGTGGATCGACACAGAAGTGGCAAAGCGCACGGATGACGGAAAGCGCCTCCTTGAGCGTCTTGAAGCGCTGGAGAAGGGCGAGGATGTTCCGCCAATCCATACCAGCGTTGCCGTATTCCTGGAGGAGCTTGAAGCGAACGATGAGCAGAAAGCTCAGGGGGCTTCATGGGTTGCGAAAATTCACGCGATGGACCATGACGCCATCCTTCTGGATGAGGTTGGCGCAGCTACGCCAGAACAGGGGGTAGGGATGATGGTAAATGCTGATCTTGCCACTCCACTGAAAGCTAATTCCGGCGCTCTGGTGGGGGAAACCTATCGCGAGCGTGAGCGCCGACTGGAGAAGGCTGCGAAAGATAAATTCGCTCCCGGCGAGAAAGAATACGCCTGGGTGGCTGATTTCACTGACTCACAGGCCGTAATCATCCTCAACAATGGCGATCCGAAGGTTTACGGATACAAATCTGAGGGCGGAAAGATTGTCTTTGACGATACCGGGACAGAGGTTCAGCGCCAGAGTTCATGGGTTGCCGTCGTCAACAAGCTCAAATCATTTTTCACACCGCAGGAACAGCCTGCACCAAACCACAAAACGGAGGGCGACATGCCTTTAACCAAAGAAGAACTGGAACAAATCGGCAGCATGGTTAGCGAGGCCGTCGCCACCAATACCGAAAAGGATATTAAGCCTCTGGCGGAGAAGGTTGATGCGCTACAGGCCAACCAGGACAAGCTGACCGAAACCCTGACCGCCAACTCCCGCGCCGAAGAGAAATCGAAGCGTGAAGCGGTCGCAAAAGTTCACGGCGAAATCGTGGCCAACGCGCTTTCTGGCGAAGCGCTGGACGCGATGTTCAAAACCATCGGTGAATCCGCGCCGCTGGGCACTAACTCTGCGCAACAGCAGAAAGAAACCGGTGCGCCGAACCCTGACGAATACTTCAAGAAATAAGGAGCCAGACTAATGGCACGTTATCGCCGCGTTAATATCGACGGTCAGTCTCTGTACAAGACCGAAACCCGCGCCGCCGCAGCAGCACTGCTGCCTGGTACGGCTGCTGTCATCAATGGCGACAATCAGTTTGCGCAGGCAACTGCGCTGACCGGTCGCATCTACATCATCGACGTGGCCTACCATCAGGGCTTGAATATCACAGAGGCTGTTCCCGCTGGTGATTCCGCTGTAGGCAACTACGTCGAAGAAGGCCGCGAGATGGCGCTGCTCTGCGTCGCCGGAACCTACGCCAAAGACGACCCGATCAAGCTGGGCGCAGATGGTAAGTTCACGAAGGCAACGGCGGATACCGATTCGGTGATCGGCTACAGCCAGGATGATGCAACCATTGCCGCCAGCACTACCGATTTCATCCGCGTGCGCATGCGCGTTGGCACTGTAGCTGCACCGGCAACCGGCGGCGGCGAGTAAAGGAGAGCAAGAATGTATTTTACCCCCGAAACACTGGCTGCTAACAGCCGACTGCGCGGGCACTGGAATGAGCTGTGGGCCAACCGCAACATTTTCAACCATCATCACGATATGATGGTTAACTCATATCGCCAGAGCATGACCCCGGAAATGCTGGCAGCTAACGCTGTTGGTGGCTTCGCCCGTGAGTTCTGGGCCGAGATTGACCGTCAGATTATCCAGATGCGCGATCAGGAAATTGGCATGGAAATCGTCAATGACCTGATGGGCGTGCAGACTGTGCTGCCTATCGGAAAAACCGCGAAGCTGTATAACGTTTCTGGCGATATCGCTGATGACGTTTCTATCAGCATTGATGGTCAGGCGTCGTATTCCTTCGACCACACGAACTTCGGTTCTGATGGCGACCCGATCCCGGTATTTACTGCCGGTTACGGCGTCAACTGGCGTCATGCTGCTGGCCTGAACACTGTTGGTATCGATCTGGTGCTGGAGTCTCAGTCCGCGAAGATGCGCAAATTCCACAAGAAGCGCGTCAACTTCTATCTGAACGGCGACTCCAGCATTGTTGTTGATGGCCTGCCAGCTCAGGGCATGAAAAATCACCGCAATACGCAGAAGATCAACCTGGGCAGCGGAGCGGGCGGCGCCAATATCGACCTCACCACCGCAACCCCGGCTCAGTTGCTGGCCTTCTTCGGCCCGACCGGACCGTTCGGCCTGACGGCTCGCCGCAACAAAGTTACCGCTTACGACAAGTTGTGGGTCAGCCCGGAAGTGTGGGCAAACATGGCGAAGCCGTATCTGGTAGACATCAACACCGGCACCAATGCCCTGTTGAGCGGAACCGTTCTGGATGCGATCAGCAAGTTCATTCCTGCGAAGTCCATCCAGATGTCCTACGCGCTGTCTGGCAATGAGTTCCTCGCCTATGAGCGTCGCCAGGACGTAATCTCCCCGCTGGTCGGCATGGCCGTCGGCGTTGTCCCTCTGCCACGCCCGATGCCGCAGAGCAACTACAACTTCCAGATCATGTCTGCTGAAGGCTTGCAGATTAAGAAAGACGGCGAAGGCCTGTCCGGCGTGGTCTACGCCGCCAACCTGGCATAAGGAGAGCGACATGGCTAAATACCAGGTAATCAAAGCATGGCATGGCGTGAGCGTCGGTGATGTGGTTGAAATTGAGAAACTGCATCCGTCGCTGAAGCCTCATGTGATTAAGCTCTCTGATGCGGCTTTAACACCGGCGACGCCAGAGGCTGGCACGGATGTGAAATCCCGAAAAGAGATTATCGCAGCGCGCCTGACTGAACTGGGCATCGAGTTTAAAGGCAATCTGGGAGCTGAAAAGCTCAGTGAGCTGTTGCCGAAAGGCGAGCTTGAAAAGCTCTTCCCTGCTGAATAACAGCCGCCGCTAAGGCGGTTTTTTTTATGCCCCGCTCCGGCGGGGTATTTCACGGAGTCGATAATGGTAACTCTCGAACAGGCGAAGGGGTATTTGCAAAGTCAGGGCGTTTCCATTCCCGATTTTGTTCTTCAGGCTCTCGTCGACCAGGCTAACAGCATACAGGAGTGTCTCGATGCGCATTATCCGGCATCAGTCGCGCTGCTGATTCAGCTCTATCTGCTGGCGCTTATGGGGCTGGCGCAAGGCGACAAGTATATCAGCTCGCAGACTGGCCCTAATGGTGCGTCACGCTCATTCCGGTATCAGTCGTTTCCCGATCGATGGAAAGGGGCGCTGGCACTGTTGCGCGTCACCGATAAACACGGCTGCGCTAATGACCTCATCCCTCCAGACCCGACCAATACAGCTTTTGCTGGCATATGGATCGGTAAAGCTGGTTGCATGTGCAGCGGGAGTAAGTAATGGCCTGGATATCGGTTAAGAAGCGGCTGCCGGAGCCTTTTGTCAAAGTCTGGGTGATGACCGACAGTGGTAAGCGCGTTACCGGATACGTCAAAAGCAACGGTGACTGGTATCTGCTGTGCCGGAAGGTTGCGGCGGAGAATCCGGAGGTGATCCGGTGGGAGGATAACGGTGTCTGAAACAGCCGCATGGAGCTATACCAATGTTGCCACTGTTTACCCGCGCGTCTACGACGACTGGAACAGCACCTGGACAACCGGAACCCCCTACCTGATTGACTGCACCTGGACGGCAAACAATGAAGTTGCGGTAGATGCCAGTGGGAAAGAGTTCACCACGAACCTGATTTTCTTCACTGAGCTGAAGCGCAATGGCATCGATGCGACCATGCCGAAGCGTGACTGGTATATCGCCAGAGGTGATACAACGGCACAGGCCGATCCGCTGAAAGCTGGTGCAAACATCATCAAAGCGGTGACGGAATGGGATATGTCATTCTTCGAAGAAGAACCAGACTACAAAATTCTGACGTGAGGGGATCATGCCCGTTAAAGGTATCAAGCGTGTTCAGATGAACACCCGCAAGGTGCTGAGTGATATCGCTGGCATCCGAACGGAGAAGGTTCTCTATGAAGTCATGAATGCCGGGGCCAACCATGCGGCGTTGATTACTCCGGTTGCGAAAACATCAGTTCTCATCAACAGCCAATACAAAAAACTCGAACCAATGCCATCAGGAATGATTGGGCGGGTGGGGTATGCGGCTAACTATGCCGCCGCAGTTAATGCCGCAAGGGGCAAGCTGAAAGGCAAGCCAAGGCCAGACGGCAGCGGAAATTACTGGGATCCAGATGGCGAACCGGACTTCCTCCGCAAAGGCTTTGAGCGCGACGGCCTCAACGAGATTAAGGCCATCATCAAGCAAGGGTACAAAGTATGACGCGTAGCGAAGTGTATGACGCGCTGAGAGCGTGGTTGCAGTCGCATGGCTTTGATGTTGGTTATCGCGTCCAGAAGCGATTCTGGAATGAATTGGAGAATACCGAGGGGGAAAGATACCTTGTCATCCAGCAGAGCGGTGGCGGAAAGCCAGAAGAAGCGATAACCCGCGATTATTTCCGCATCCTCCTCCTGTCAGGCCAGAACGACAGCAACATTAACGAGATTGAAGATCGCGCCGACGCCATCCGCCAGGCGATGATCGACGACTACAAAAGCGAATGCATCATTTCGATGCAGCCAATAGGCGGCATCACCGCCATCCAGACCGAAGAAGGTCGTTACCTCTTCGACATTTCCTTTCAAACCATCATTTCCAGATAACACGGAGATAAATCACTATGGCGTGTGAATCGGGCGCTTTTACCGGGCGCGACGTCGTCGTTTATTACGCGATTGGATGCCCTGAAGTACAACCCACCGCCAGCGCTTACCGCCGACTCGGCATGATGCGCGGCAAAACAGTAAATGCAGAGTGGGAAACCGCAGATGCGACCGGCGACATGAGCGCTGCATTTACGCAAGAGAACCTCGTTACTTACAAGAACATTTCGTTCTCTGGTGACGGTGTGACCCGCAAAGAGGATGTTTATGCGCAGAACGCGCTTAAGCGTCACGTCTACAACCCGCCAGCAGAGACCAGCAACCAGCCGTATGTGTGGTTCAAAATCATCTCTCCGAACGATATCACCGAAGGGCCGTTCATGGTGACATCATGGGGTGATGAGGCGCCGCACGACGACGTTGCCACCTGGTCTGTTGAAGCGTCCAGTGCCGGTCAGGTTGACGTGCGTGACGTTGGCGCAACTATCACCATCACTACCCAGCCACAGAATCGCACGCTGACCGTTGGCGATACGCTGAACCTGTCGGTGGCTGCGACTGTGTCTGACAATTCAGCACTGACTTACCAGTGGAAGAAGGGGGGTAGTGACATCTCTGGCGCAACATCAGCAACATTCAACAAAGCAAACGTGGCTGCCGGTGATGCCGGATCATACAGTTGTCAGGTGTCTTCCTCCACAGCGGGCAGCGTGACGTCCGGGTCTGCTACGGTTGTTGTCAACGCAGCGTGATATCATGGGGCTTCGGCCCCTTTTTTTTTGAGAGGTTTCATGAAAGCAATAACCGATATCGGCCAGGCCGTTGTCCGCGCCAGTGGCAAAGAGATATTCCTCAACCCATCATTCCTCGCCATGTCTCGTATTGGGTCGCCGGAACAGATTGTTGATGCTTTCGTGAAGGTTCATGCCGGGCATTACCCGAAACACCGAATCTCCGATACTCAAATCCTGAAGGCGGCCAATGCCCGATGCTTTGCTGAAATGGCCGCATCGGCGGCAAACGTAGTACGGCATTGCTCTGAGGGTGATGTTGCAGAGTTGATTGGTTCGTACTCGGTGAACGCGGCAGGGCGACTGCTGTTCAAGCCTGGGGCTATCCCGATCGAGGATGTTATCCAGATTGCCCGCCACCTGATTCTGCATGGCGTAATGGGCGATCAGCCGCCGGAGGATTTCGAAGGAAAAAAAGGCGAATACAGTGACAAATTCGATGTACGGTCATTCGTCTACACCGCTGTTGCCCGCCTCGGGATGAGTGAGGCAGACGCCTGGAACATGACGATGACCAGCTTCCGGGCTGCCATGAATGCCAAGTTCCCGCAGAAGGATAAAGGGAAGGTGCCAACCCAGGAGAAATACGACGAGGTTATGGACTGGGCAGAGCAGATGCTAGCGATGGATGCGCAGAGGCATGGGCCGCACTAAATGGCCCACTCAGGTGGGCTTTTTCTCAGGAATCTCAGCAGTGAAGCCGGTCACATCCCAAGTTTTTTCCCATATCTCATAACCAAGCTCTTTAAGGCGTAGGAAAGTTTTTTGGAAGACGGTATCGAAATCCTCATCGCTTAGCCCATCAAGCTCCAAATCATCAAGGTGGATATGGAAGGTGGTGTGACCAATTCTGACCTTTTTATTAATCTCAGAGAAAGTTCTTTTGAAAATTATCGCTGATAGCTCATCCCTTGCCTTGCTTACTATCTGAATAGCCTCTTCGGCAGAGATGACCTCATCATCTGACACTTCTGCCAAAAAGCTACCATCAAGCCTCTGCACAATTTCTGCATTCATTGAACGGTTGTTAACTTTGGCAGAGTCTTCAATTTTCTCTTTAAGTTCAACTGGAAGCCTGATTCGTAGCTGCGGATCTTCTCTGCTCATGTTCAGCGTTATGCCTACAAAAAATTCACAATAAGTAAATTATGCCCCACGGTGGGGTTGACAGCAATGACGCACGGTGTGACACTTCATAGGTGCCTCACGGTGGGGCATTTATTGGAGGGTTTAATGGAAAAGGCAAAAGATATGTACCAGCGCAAGGTTCGTTTCCCTGAGGACGTGCGTAAAGCAATCGAGAAGAACGGTGGAGATGAGTGTCGTCAGTTCAATACGGAACTGATTTACCAGCTGAGAAAGGTGTATGGATTGGCAGGTGAGAAAAGTGCTCAAGCATAAAAACGTTGAAGCCCAACGGTGGTCAGACCGTCAGGCTTCGGTATCGAACAAATCCGGCAAGGAAAATATCGACATGAATATTGTAGCAAAATCAGATTACAACTTCCAAGGATTCGCATTTAACCCAGTGACAGAAGGCGGGGCTATCTGGTTTACCTCCACCGAACTGGCGAAGGCACTCGGTTATAAAAAAACTGATGCCATCAGCCAAATTTATGCACGTAATGCTGATGAGTTTTCCGAGTCGATGTCATTGACACTCAATATGAAGGTCAACGGGATAAACAATAGCTTACGTAACAAATCGGTCAGGGTTTATTCACTTCGAGGCGCTCATTTGGTTGCGATGTTTGCCTCAACACCAAAGGCCAAAGATTTCCGACGCTGGGCGCTGGACATCCTGGATCGCGAGGTTAAGGACTCACCGATCGCCAAGCAGTTTTCTGATGAGGAGTTGGTGAGTCTTTGTTACTTGCAGCTCTGGATGGAAAAGAGCCAGCAGATCAGCAAGAAGCTCTATCCTGCGATGCGCGAACTGGGATCTGAACTTTCAGGCAAGCTACGCGATATCGCACATGAAACCAGGTACATGACGGACGAAACCAAAAAGATTTTACTCCGAGAAACACAAAACTTGGATAACACGAATTTTGTCGTAAGTAGCGCTCAGCCTGTGCTGGCAAAACTCCGCGGCGAAGACGGATGGATTCACTGATGGGCGCATGGGATGGCGCAAAAAGAAAAAGCCGATAGTTCGAGCTACCGGCTTCCTTTGAAACTTGTCATAAGGGTCCAACCAATGACTTCTTTAAATTTAGCAGTTCATGAACCAAATGTCGATCCCAAGCCACTGCCAGTGATTGAATGGAAGGGGTTGCGTGTTGTTACGACTGAAACGCTGGCCGCAGGTTATGGTTCTGATGAGGCTAATATTAGGAAAAACCTTTCGCGCAATGCCAGCCGCTTCATTGAGGGCATCCACATCTTCACCATTAAAGGCCAAGAGCTGAAGGATTTGCGAGTGACTAATAGTCACGCACAAATTTCGAGCAAAGCCCGCTCTGTTGTTTTTTGGACCGAAAAGGGCGCGGCCCGTATGTCGAAGATTGTTGATACTGACGAAGCATGGGCCTTTTTCGAACGCCTTGAGGATGCTTACTTCCGTCCAACTCCATCAATGGGTATCCCGCTGACCTATGAAGCAGCTCTGGAAGACCTCCTGACAAAAGTGAAAGAGAACCGCATTATTGCTGAACAGCGCGATCGTGCAGTTAAAGAGAAGCGCTGGATCTCTGAGAAACGCGAAGTAACCGCGATGGCAACAGCTTCCGCTGCTGTTCGTGCCAAAAACAAACTGGCGGAACGCATCGGGGAAGGAAAAAACTATGCCGCCATTATCCCGGTAGAGAAGAAGCTCGGACAGAAATTCAAATGGCAGCCACTGCGCAAGTGGTGCCGTGATAATGACGCTGAGCCACACGAGGTTGAAGACCCGCGCTTTGGTACTGTGAAATCCTGGCCTCGCGCTGCATGGATGGCGGTGTACAACGTGGATTTGAGCAAGATCTTTTAATCGGCGAAAAAGTCCGCCAATCGGCAGATTTCTCGGCCAATCAACATCCCAACCCGCTTAACTGCGGGTTTTCCAGTTGCCATGGATAGATGAACAGTTTTTGAAGTCATGCCCGCGTGATAAATTTAAGGAAATACCATTTCGTGGTGAATCAGCGTGGAAGACGAAAAACAGCACCAAATGCAACTTCAACTGACCCTTCAGCGGCGGCTGGAGAAAGTTACTCCTGAGCTATTTTCTGAATATCTCTTCGAACGCGGCGTCAAAACAGTCATATGCCCAATTTGTGGGAGTGATGATATTTCTATACCTAACGCCAGTTCAATCACTGTGGGGCCTGATGGGTGCGAAAGCAGCATTTATGCCATCCCTGTCAAACTTGATACAGAAGGACCATCATACTCTTTAGTAAAATATGAATATCGTTTGATATGTAAGAACTGTGCGTATTCTATGCACTTTGCAACGTGGCCAGTATTGAAGTGGGTTGAACAGAAGTTGTCAGAAGCAGGGGAAGACCAATGAATATTAGAATGGAAGATAACATTCACGTAGTCGATTTCCCGAAACACGGTGGCGGAGGTAGCGGAGGAGATGACATGCTAGAGAAGCGTGTAAAGAAACTAGAGGATGATCTGGCTGGCATTCGGACTGATATAGCAGTCATAAAATCAAATTATGCAAACAAAGAAGATGTCGCCTCTTTAAGAGCTGAGTTACACCAATCTATTTCCGCTCAGACAAAATGGTTAGCTGCGACCATGATTGGTATAGCCGGCCTTGCCATGGCAGTTGCCAAGCTCATTTTCTAACCCAGCGCTCGCTGAGTTTTCCCTGGCCACGATCCCTGCTAGGATTCCCTTATCTTTTACCAAAGGGGATAGGGATATGAAGAAAACACTTCTTTTAGGATTTTCGTTGCTTTCTTTTTCGGTTTTGGCCGCATCATACCAGATACAGGTGCCAACTGATTCGAAAGCAACATACACAGTGCTGGACAAAGGTTCTCAAGGATCACTCAGAACAATCACGACAAAAAGAGAAGGGTCATCTGGGGTTACATTTTCGCAGCGAATTTACAATTGTGAAGCAAACGAAGTTAAATACTTGGGTTCTGGTGAGAGCTTAGAAGAAATGAAGAGCTCTAAGGCCGATCTTGGCATGTCGCCAATAGTAAGTGGCTCCATTGCTTACTACCTAGGTCGAGAGGCCTGCAAGTAATCCAAACCCGCTCCGGCGGGTTTTTTTATGCCCGGAGATTAAACATGGCACAGAATGTTGGTGATATTGAGTACACAATTAAAGCTGATACCGCAGAGCTTTTGACCGCAGGGAAAGATGTTAATCGGGTCACGGGGCGGATGGAAAGCGATCTCAGTAAAGCTGATAAAGCAGCCGACAGGCTTAGTACAGGCCTTAATAAAGTCGGAGTTGCAATTGCCGGGGCTTTCACCATTCAGGCCGCCCAAAGAATTATAGAAATTGCAGATAGTATGAATACGCTGCAAGCGCGGGTAGCAAGGCTTTCACCTGATGCAGATAAAGCTCGGGAAACCATGTCATCGCTATCGGCTATTGCTTCCGGATCTGGAAATAGCCTGGAAGAAACAGAGAGACTCTGGGAATCATTAACCACTGCATTAAAAGAGACTGGAGCGACAAACCAGCAAGTACTCTCATTAACTGACACATTACAAAAAATTGGCACTGTCGGTGGATCTTCAACTGAAGAAATGGCTAACGCCTTAAGACAATTTGGCCAATCTATTTCAGGCGGAATCGTTAGGGCTGAAGAGTTCAACTCCATTATTGAGCAAATGCCAGAGTTGGCAAGGCAGATTGCCGCAGGTCTGGGAGTATCAATTGGCGGCCTACGCAAAATGATGCTTGAAGGGAAATTAACAGCCCAGGACGCTCTAAATGCAATTCAGAAGCAATCGCAAAATGTTAATGAAGAATTTAGTAAAATGCCTGTCAGTATCGACAGAGCAAAGAATAGTCTGGATGTAGCATTTAAGAATGCAATAAGCGACCTCAACCAGGCCATAGGGCTTACATCTACATTGGCGGGGCTCATGCAAAGCGTCGCCGATAACCTGAACTTCTATAACAATAATGCTGGCAATGCTGCAAGAATGCCAAAGCTGATCAAATTACAGCAAGAGCTCAATGATGAAGTTAAAGACGGCCAGCGGTGGTACGAGACTGATGACAATTTTCAAGAAAGAAGAATTAGTGCGGCATTCAAGTTAAAGCAGGTAGAGGCGGAAATATCGCACCTGCGAGCGCAGGCCGCTAACAATGCAAAAAATGGCGGGGCATTTAATGCGCCAGATACAACAGGCGATGACAAAGCCACCCAGAAGCTACTGCAAAATGCACAGAGAAGACTAGCACTATCAAAACTTGAGGGAGAGGCACGAGCTAGGCAAATGGCGCAGTATGATGCCGAGGATGCCGGCTGGAAGAACAACGACCCACGCATTAAGCAGTTGCAAGATCAATATGCTTTAACTGAGCGCAATACTGCCGCTTTGAAGAAAAACAACGAAGAATCTAAAACATCAGCCACGCAAGCCGCAGCCATTGCTAGCAAGCTGGAAAATTTAAAGCAAGAGGCAGAACTTGTTGCAGACTCGACGCACACCCTGACAAGGGAACAGCAACTTCTTCGAGCAGAGCAATCTCTTGGATCTAAAGCTACTGATGAGCAGAGAAACAAAGCAAGGCAATATAAACAAGCCGCTTTAGATGCGGCGGATGCGACCAAGGGTTTTGCTGTCGCCCTTCAAGAGCTGCCAGAAGATGCAGAGAATCGCTCCTATGACGATTCAGTTACAGCAATCAAAGCGGCGTTCAAAGCTCAACTCATAAGTAAAAAGCAATATGATCAAGCCTCAGAACGTCTGGAAGCAGATCATCAGATTAGATTGGCCAAAATCCGGGCTCAGCAGGCAGTAACACCGCAGCAATCCGCTATTGGTGAAATCGACCCTGTTCAGCAATTAGCAAATCAGCACGCGCAGGAACTGGCTCTCATCCAGCAGTTTGAAACGCAAAAGGGCCAGATCACTCAGCGTGGTCTCGAACTGATGAATGCTGCCAATACTCAATACGAGCAGGCCCGTATCGCTGCGCAATGGGAAATCTATCGCAACCAGAGCACTACCAACCAGCTCATGGCTGACGCTGTAGATTCGCTTCAGGGCGGGGCGACCAATGCCATAACCGGGCTGATTAACGGCACTCAGAGCCTTCAGGAGTCCCTGGCAAACATCGGTACTACCATCCTTAACAGTGTTGTTGGCGGCTTCGTTCAGATGGGCGTCGAGTGGGTTAAAAGCCAGTTGATGGGGCAGGCCGCAGCAGCAACCTCGCTTGCTTCGACTATGGCTCAGGCTACAGCAGCAGCTTCAGCGTGGGCACCGGCAGCAATGAGTGCCTCAATCGCAACGTACGGTAGCGCCGCAGCGATAGGTCAGGCTGCTTTTGCAGAGTCCATGGTCGCAGCTAAGGGTTTGGCTCTTGCCGGAGGTCGCCGCTACGGCGGCACAGTATCAGCTGGCAACGCCTACCGCATCAACGAAGATGGCCGCTCTGAAATCTTCCAGACTGCTGGTGGTCAGCAGATTTTCATGCCGAACCAGTCAGGGAAGATCATTCCTGCTGATAAGGTTGGAGGTGGTGGTGGGGTGGTTGTGCAGCAAACGAACCATTACCATTTTGATGGAAGCCCAAACAGCCCTGAGACCGTTAAGCAATTTGAAAAAATGGCTTACAACGCCGCACTACGAGCGATAAGTAATGAGCAGCGACCAAATGGTCTACTGCGCAAGGGTAGGTAATGGCGGAGTTTATCCGCCATCAGATGCTCTAAGCTTGTCCCAGCCCTAATTTAACAATGTCACGGATGTATTCTTGGGCACCATTCAGATAATCCATTACCTCATGGGTAGCGCCTTCTGAAGGAACTTCAATAGGTCTGGATTTTGCCATTTGGCTTAGGCGCTCTTTTTGGTTGTCATCGAGAACCGATATTACATATGCGGTAAGGGTTCTAAGAGCCAATATTTCAACTTCTGGAGGGAGGTTCTTTTCCATTGACTGCCTCTTTTATTAGCTAGGTAGTTAAAAGAGCTTTCACGAAATTCAATTATTGCAATTTTTGAGGCAACTATGCCAGAAACATTCACATGGACACCGCAGCGAGCTTACCAGGTTGAACGCACACCCAACGTAGCCGTCGTTAAGCTCGGCGACGGTTACGAACAGCGACAGGTGAAGGGTATCAATCCACTGATGGATAAATACTCGCTCACCTTTCGCGGCGTCAGCGGCGCGTGCCGCAGCAACCCAGCTAAGGATGCTGAGGCTTTTCTCAAAGCGCGAATGGCAGTAGAGGCGTTCTACTGGACGTCATCCGATACCGGAGTCAGGAAGTTGTTTGTCTGCCGCTCATGGAATATGACAAAGACCGGGCCGCTGTTTGAACTGACGGCCACTTTTGAACAAGTACCACGATAAGCCGAAAGGCGGGAGACAGTTATGACTTTAGCTGAACGTGTAAAGAGAATTGAGAGCGAATTAAAAGATATTAAATCGCAACTCAATTCTGGTACCGATTCTAGGAAAACAGCAAAAGCAATGCCCTTATCCAGTCTTGCAAAAGAGGGAGGTATCCCTGGGGGGTTAGTTAAAAAATGTTAACTCAAATACTTGATTGGAAAAATCCATCGTAAGGGCGCCCATTTTAATTAGTTGCATTCCGAAAACGACTTGGAATTTTCTCCCGTTACTTACCAATGGCACTGAAGTCAATTCTGTTGAAAAAACTCTTTCGTCCTCAGTGAACGATATTACCGCATGCCGAACTGTAGTTTCTATTGTTGAGGTGGCTCCGCTCACAGTTGTTTTTTCCGCGATTGGGAGTTTTAAATCGTCAGCAAAGTCTGAATCCACATAGCAAAGATCTGCTCCGGTATCTATAAGTGCGTAGGCACCAGCCTTCAATCCATTTGGTTTATAAACGTTTATATCTTTTGAGCTACTTGGCCATACTGTCAATGGAACTACGGGAATTGCATGCTCCGTGGGGGTATCTGATACCGATCCATCAATAGGGGAAATAAACTTGATTTTTACTTTGGTGATCATCCTTTTTCCTTCGAAGAGTTATTCAGCCATTCCTCCTCTTTGCGTGAATCAGTGTCCCACCACTGACGGGCTGAGCTTACACGTTAACCAGGGTTATCAGTAAGCAACATCCTGATATTCAAACAGTAGCCACCACTTGGTGGCTTTTTTTTATGGGAGTGTGCCGTGCGCGACATACCAGCCAGTATGATTATTGATAGCGTCGACGCCGGAGTAGGCGCGTTTATCGACCTGTTCGAGGCCGACCTGCAACCCTTTGGTGGAGACCTTATCCGGTTCCATTCCGGCACCAATGGATATTACGGAAATGTGATCTGGAAGGGGAATCAGTATCAGGCATACCCGATAGCAGTCGAAGGGTTTGAGTCAAAGAACGAAGGCACATATGCCCGCCCAACAATGGTGGTGGCGAACGTCACGGGTTTACTGACGGGTATAAACCATGACTTCGACGACATGCTTGGGGTGGTGATCACCCGCCGTCAGGTTCCGGTGAAATACCTGGACGCGGTGAACTTCCCCAATGGCAACCCTGACGCAGATCCGACGCAGGAAGCGGTTTCCCGTTACGTTGTTGAGGAGATGACGGAAGAGACGTTCGAGCAGGTGACCTACACGCTGGCGACACCGATTGACTGCGACAACGCTATCATCCCGGCGCGAACCATCCTTGCCGACGTCTGCCAGTGGCAGTATCGCGGCGTCGGGTGCGGATATGACGGGCCGCCGGTTGCAGATGAGCGCGACAATCCAACCACTGACCCGGCGAAAGATAAGTGCTCTCACCGCCGTAGCGGCTGCCGCTTCCGTTATCCACGACCGGAGCCAATGCCTATCAGCAGCTTCCCCGGCTCTCAGAAGGTTTCATGATGCAGGAATTACTCGATTATGCGGCATCGTCGCAGGATGAGGTGTGCGGCTTAATCCTGGATGGCGGGCAGTTGTTCCGCTGTCGGAATGTTCACCCGGAACCTGGAAAGCACTTCCGAATCAGTGATGATGACTGGCTGGCGGCCGAGGAGGCTGGAGAGGTGACTGCGGTATTCCACTCTCACCCAATGAACAGCCCGGTTCTGTCCGGCGCCGACCGTAAATGCCAGGTTGCATCGGGCCTTCCATGGGTGCTGGCCTGTAACGGGAAAATCAGAACGTTCAGGCCGGTGGATTACCTTTTGGGGAGGCGGTTCGAGCACGGAGTGACTGATTGTTACACGCTATTCCGTGATGCGTATCACCTGTGTGGCATTGACCTCCCTGACTTCGAAAGGACGAATGGCTGGTGGCTGAGAGGGGAGAACCTTTATCTGAACAACATGTCGCGCAATGGCTTCAATCAGGTATCGCCGGGAGAAGCGCTGCCAGGTGACGTAATAATCAGGCAACCATTCCCCGGAGCTGACCCTTGCCACGCAATGATTCTGCTCGATGACAATATGGTTCTTCACCACGATTGCTCAGGGCATTTAAGCCGGAGAGAGCAAATGCGCCCGGCATACGTTAAGCAGATGCATTCCATATGGAGACATGAACAGTGCTCATCTTTAAATTTGCAGGGCATTTACGCCGACATTTCCGCAAAGTCGAGCTGAGCGTTGATACCCCTGCCCAGGGCATTCGTCTTTTGCTTGCTCAGAATCATGAGTTCAAAAAAGCATTCCTGAACGCCAGAGTAAGAATGCGAGTGGCGGGTGAGGATGTTGAAACGTCTTCGGTGCAGTGGCACATGGATCGGCGCCTGAAGGATGGCTCTGTAGTGCTGTTTGTCCCGGTGATTGAGGGGGCGGGACTTGAGACCAGTACGATAGTTCTCATTGCCTCACTGGTGCTGTCTGCCGCCTCGGTTGCTTACTCCATCTACATGTCCCGGAACATGAAAAGCAAAACTTCAGCGGAAGCGGCCGAAACAAACACCCTCACGAATAACTCGTTTACCAGTGCAGAAAACAGGGTCGGACAGGGGCATCCTGTCCCCATACTCCTCGGCGAGATGGAGGTCGGCAGCAACGTAATAAGTCTCGGGATCGACACATCTAATAATTCCGACTGGGAAGAATCAATCAGCTAAGGTGGCGCTATGTCTTCAGGTGGCGGTAAAGCATCAACCCCAAAACTACTCGACGATAACCTCAAATCAAAACAATTCTATCGGGTACTGGATCTGATATCTGAGGGGCCAATCGCGGGCCCGGTGGATCAGGAGCACCTGTCTTCATTCAAGCTGAATAAGACGCCTATCACTGACTCGAACGGTAATGTCAACGTGAACGGCATTAGTGTTGCCTGGCGACCTGGATCGGAAACTCAGGAGCCAATCAACGGCTTCTCTGCAATCGAAGCAACGACCATTGTTAACACTGAGGTCACTTACGATACCCCGCTGGTTAGAACCGTGACAGATCAGGACGTGACCCGCGTTCGTTTTAACATCGGCGTCACCGGGCTCATGGAGCAGGACTCCAAGGGTAACCAGAAAAACACCTCTGTAACGATGGTTATCGAGACCAGAACTGGCTCGTCGGGCTGGGTCATGGAGAAGACGGTGACGATTACAGGGAAAATCTCTGGCGGGTACCTTGAGGCGCACGTCATTGATGCCCCCGACACCAAACCGTTTGATATCCGCGTTCGCCGCATTACGCCTGACAGCAGCAGCGATTTGCTGTCAAACGGGACTGTTTGGAACAGCTACAGCGAGATCACCGACGACAACCTTAGCTATCCGTTCTCTGCTGTTGCCGGCTCAGTCATCGACCGTGACCAGTACACCGACACGCCGAGCCGCACATATCATCTTCGCGGGCTGATCGTTGACGTACCGGATAACTACGAGCCAATTGCCAGAACTTACTCCGGGCTGTGGACGGGGGGCTTCAAAAAGGCATGGACTAACAACCCGGCGTGGCTGTTCCGTGAGCTGGCGAAAAACACCCGATTTGGCCTGGCGAAACGCGCCGGATACATCGATGTTGACGATGGCGCACTCTACATTCTGTCGCAATATTGCGATCAGCTTGTAGATGATGGGTATGGCGGCAAAGAGCCACGCATGACGCTCAACGCCTACATCACAGAGCAGGCGAGTGCGCGAGACATTCTCGACAAGATAGCGAGCATGTTCCGTGGCATTGCGCTGTGGGACGGCATGCGCCTGTCCGTAATGCTGGACGCTCCACAGGATCCGATTGCGACAATCACGAACGCCAACGTTGTGAATGGCGAGTTCAAACGAAGCTCTGTAAAGCGTTCAGAGAAATACAATGCGGTTGTAGTGTCCTGGACTGACCCCGACAACGGATGGGAGCAGGTGAAAGAGTACGTTTCCGACGATGAGATGATAGCCAAAGGGAACTACAACGAAACCACTCTGGAGGCGTTTGGCTGCACCTCTCGCGGACAGGCATGGCGGGCAGGTAAATGGCTGCTGGAAACAGCAAAGCGTGAAAGCAGCAGACTGTCTTTCCAGATGGCACGCGATGCTATCCACTTCACGCCGGGTGATATCGTTGAGGTCATGGATAATGACTACGCAGGAACTCGCCTCGGGGGGAGAATTGTTTCTCATTCCGGGAGGGTGATAACGGTTGACGCGGTTGATTCCTCGGTAGTAACGGACGGCTCCACTATGTCGATTATGGGGAGGGACGGAAAGTTCTCTCGCTATGAGATTGATGGCGTTAACGGAAACAACGTCACACTCAAAAACGAACCTGAATGGGTGAGGGCGGGAACTGTATTTGCCATTTCAACCGCAAGCGTTGCGATTCGCCTTTTCCGGATACTGAGCGTTGCCGAAACGGAAAACAACTCCGTATACAGCATAACGGCCTCATTGCACGACCCCAACAAACAGGCCATCGTTGACGAGGGTGCAGTGTTTGAAGTTCCCAGCGATACGCTGAACGGCTACCGCGTGCCTAACGTGGAAAACCTGCGAATCCTGAACACAAACACCGAGACCGTCCAGGTTACAGCAACGTGGGAGACGGCAACCACTACTAAAAAGCTGGTGTTTGAGCTGTACATCTACAGTGCTGATGGGAAGCTGGTATCTCAGTACGAAACTGACCAGTTCCGGTATGAGTTTTACGGTCTGGCTGCCGGTAGCTACACGCTCGGCGTTCGTGGGCGCAATGAAAACGGGATGAAAGGCGCCGAAACTCAGGTGGGTCTTATTATAGGCGCGCCAAAGGCTCCTAACTCCGTTCAGTGGATACCCGGACCATTACAGGCCACTCTGGTGCCAGTTATGTCTGTAACGGCAACATCAGATACCTCTTTTGAGTTCTGGTACGCTGGCGAGACTCCGATCCCATTAACCGATGACATTGAGAACAAAACTCAATTCCTCGGAAGGGGGAACCAGTGGACCATTCAAAAGCTCAAGTTTGACCACGTCTATTACGTTTACGTCCGGACACGCAACGCGTTCGGGGTTTCTGATTTTGTTGAGGCTTCAGGAAAGCCAACGGATGACTTTAGCGATATCACCGATGCAATCCTGGAGGAAATTAAAGAGAGCGATACCTTTAAAGACCTCATCGAGAGCGCCGTCGAGAGCAGTGAAAAGTTCGCAGAACTGGCTGATGCCATCAAAGATAACGCGGATGGTCTCGCGGCGGTGGTTGGCTCTAACAAGCAGACCGCAGAGGCAATCATCAGTAACGCACTTGCCATTGCTGATGTTGTTGTTCGTCAGACCGCCCAGCAGGACGCCAACTCTGCCACATTCGAGCAACTTCGGGAGGTGATCGCCACTGAGACGGAGGCACGCGTTACCGATGTCACCCGACTGGAGGCAAAGACTGCGGATAATGAAGCCAGCATTACTGATGTTCGCCAGGCGCTGGCCACTGAGACGGAGGCGCGAGCCTCTGAGGTTGGCCTGCTTACCGCCGCCACGAAGGTTGCTTCTGATAAAGCGGACTCAGCTGCTGAAGTCGGCGCGCAGAATACAGCCTCAATAACCGATCTTAGCCAGGTTGTCACAAACCTGGATTCCTCTATGGCGTCCCGGCTGGAGGAGTTGGGGGCTAAAACGGACAAGGCCAGTGGCGGCATTCAGAGCAACTCCATCGCGCTAATCACCAATACGCTTGCTCAGGTTAATCAGCGGATGACACTCAGCGCGCAGTACGGTGACAGTAAGGCCAGCATCGATCGTATTGATAATGTTATGGCAAGCGACAGGGAGGCAACAGCGCGTTCGCTGCTGAGTTTGCAGACTGACGTGAACGGCAACAAGGCAGCAATCAACAGCCTGAACCAGACGTTTTCCAATTATCAGCAGGCCACGGCCACGCAGATAAACGGCATTACGGCGACCATCAACGGGCACACTTCAGCGATCACCACCAACGCGCAGGCCATTGCGAACGTCAACGGCGACCTGAATGCGATGTACAGCATCAAGGTAGCTATTGACTCAAATGGCAACCAGTACGCAGCAGGAATGGGCATTGGTGTTCAGAATACGCCATCTGGAATGCAGTCGCAGGTGCTCTTCCTGGCTGACCGTTTCGCGGTAATGGCGCAGGCTGGTGGGGCGGTGTCGTTGCCGTTCGTAATCCAGAACGGACAGACCTTCATCCGGGATACGTTCATCCAGGACGGTACCATCAGCAATGCCAAAATAGGAAACTACATTCAGTCTTCAACATGGGACGGCACCGGAAATGTTGGCTGGCACATCAACAAGTCTGGCTACGCGACGTTCAATAATGTGACAGTTCGTGGCTCGATTTACGCCACAAACGGTAATTTTTCTTTCAATGGCTCCGGCAACACAACGGTGATTAATGGTAATGGCGTAACCATTAATATTCCGGGTGGCGGCCGCATCGTACTGGGGACGTGGACATAAATGCCGACAGGACTACTGATAGAACTAAATGACGGCGGAAAGCGCATGGAGATAACTGCGGGCCTGAGATGCCCGTCGTTTGGGGCCAACTTTGACAGTGGCTACCAGAAAGCCAAGTACGCTGATGTTGCCGGTTATGTTTCCGGGGCGCAGGTGCTGTTTATCCCTCACGCGACGGCTTACCTTGATTCAGGGCTGCTTCATAAAATGAACTCGGTCACCATATCCGGTGGCCGCGTAACGCAGAACTCCACGATGAAGGATGTAAGTATCAGTGAGCGTGAGAGTACGTACACGTTCCCCGGAAGCCTCTGGCAGATATTTCCGTCAGGCCAGCGTAGTGGGGTGGGACTGCTCATAAGCAACAGCACTGACTTCACCTCAATAACCAATGCCACGCAGTCAGGGCAGTGTATCTGGAAGGGGACCGTCAATGTCCCCACAGGCGGCTGGGCAGTTCCCACGATAGCGGGGTACGACAAGTCCAAATATATCGTCTTTGGGCGCTGTAATAGCGGTAACACCGTCGATTTCGATGGCAACACGGTCAGGTTCTTCAGCCCTCCATCCACCAACGATGATGCTCCAACGACCGGCACGATAGATATTGTCATCTTTGCCAGTGGCGTGGCGCCGCAGCCGGGCACCGGGCTCAACATCTTCAATGCAGCCGGGGCCTGTACCTTTTCAACCACAAAACGACCTTTCGTATACCTCAATCAACTTTGGTCGCCTTCTAAAAGCGCTGTGAACATAGGCAGCGGGTATGTTCCGCTGGGCAGGTTTGGGTTAATGACCCATGAGGTTAACGGGGTATATGTGTATCGAATGTTCGGTATAAAAATTCAGAATGGTTACGCTTCAGTTCAGGGGGGCAAGTATCTCGGGCGCGAACAATATGCCATTTTTGGTAATGACACGGTAACGCCCCTCAATCTTCCCGTTCTTCCCGATATGTACGTCTGAAAAATATCACCCTTTAAATGCACCCTCGCTCCGGCGGGGGTTTTTATTGCCTGGAGAAAACATGATTTATACCACCGGCACTATCGCCATCAGCGGAAACACCCTTACAGGTACCGGCACAAACTTTACTGCTGCGGGCTCACTCATCCGCAACGGCTGTACTGTTATCGCGCTGACCAGCCCAGCGCAGGTTTTCCAGATTACCGCGATTGGAAGCGCAACCTCTCTCACCGTTACGCCAGCTGCTAACCCTGCTATCCCTGCTGGAACCAAATATTCCATTTTGCTGAGCGACAGCCTGAGCGTGGATGGTCTGGCGCAGGACATTGCTGAAACCTTCACGATGTACCAGCGCTACATGAGCGGGTTCGCTGATGTGATGAACGGTACTACAGACGTCACTATCACGATTAACGGTGTGGCCGTTACCGTGCCGGGTCAGAAATCGCTGGCAAAGAAAGGGGCTAACAGCGACATTACCAGCCTTTCCGGTCTGACCACAGCACTAAGCGTGGCTCAGGGGGGAACTGGTGCGAAAAATGCGGCAGACGCCCGCACAAACTTCGGGCTCGGAACCGCAGCACTCAAGAATTATGTAAGCGGCACGAAAGATGATGTGATGCTTCAGGGTTACGGCAATTTAGTAGTTTTATCGCAGTACAACCCGGGCCTACCGCTCTCGCAAACGGGAGTGTATGGAGAATCGTCGCCCGCCGGATGGAAACCAACTACTGCGGGCAGTGGATTCGTTTCGGGTTATGATAGTGTTCGCCGCCAGCAATATTGGATAAGCACTCAGGGAGGTTTCTACGTACGGCACATTGAGGACGCTGCCTATAATATTAGTGCGACCACTTACCCCTGGACGCAGATGCAGGCCGTCGGCACATCAGACATCAACTTTAAAAAAGATATCACTGAACTTGATACGGAAATCGCGCTGGCAAACATCGATGCGATGGAGTTCGTATCGTTCAGGTATAAGGATGACGACAGTGAAGCAGTACGCCGTGGTGTAATCGCGCAGCAGGTTGAGAAGATTGACCCGCAGTACGTTCACAGCGCTGAGGGAGTGGGTAAAATGACCCTTGACCTTAACCCATTGCTTATGGATGCCCTAGCCGCCATCAAGGCACTTAACGCAATGGTAGTCGAACTTCGTGGAGAAGTTGATGAGCTGAAACAGGGTGGATCTTGATATACCTAAATACAACTTAAAGAACTAGCTTAACGAAGAAAACCGCCGCCTTTCATTGCAAGAACAGGCGGCAGCTGGCAGTTCATTATTTATACCGGACATTCCCCGGGAATGTTATCTGAGAGATAATCAAAGACCAACCTGACGAACAGTGGGAGAATCAGAAACCAGCCACATGTCAGAATCTTCAAACATCTCCTCCAGCATGCGGTTCAGTTTTTCCCGATCGCTTTTGCTGGCGTCGCTATTCAGGCCGTTTGCCTGCATCGGCTTCACCTTCACTTCGGCATCAGGGAAAATCTGATGCACCCGCTTCTTCAGCTCGGCCAGTATGATTTCTCTGGCCCCTTCGAGCCCTTCAACATTTCGCTTGTCATAAACCAGTTCAACAAACATACCGATCCCCTCTTAAGTGAAAATTGCCTGTGCTTGATCTGTTTTCGTGAAAATACTACTGTATATGCATACAGTCAATGAGCGAGTGAGGGTGCGTTTATGCCTCGTCAACCGAATATTCGTGCTGCTTTTATTGCGGCCATAGAGCTTAACCCAAAGGGCTACCGCTACCTGAGAACAGACCACTTCATACAAAAGTTGCGTGGTTTTAACTGGCACTTTACCCGTGACGATGCAAACAAGTGGATAGAGCGCAACCAACCTGGTTTCGCTGATAAAACGACAGACGGTAGCGATAACCGCTATTGGATCTTACGCAACATGGGGAGGGTGCAATAATGGGATTTGCGTCACCAGCGAACGATTATGTCGAGCGCCAGCTCTCGCCAGAGGTAATTTGCAACATAGGGGCTGAGAGCAGGGTGCTTGAAACTGATGTTGGTTTTGCCATCATTGAACCTGCGGCCAAAAGTGCGCCCGGCGATGTGCTTTTAATTTTATGTGCAGGCAGGACTCAGTTCGCCAAGCTCATGGGTCAAGCTCTCATCACGGACGACGGCGAAGCCATAGAAGGGGTAGTGCTGGAAGAGGTTGAGGTGCTGGGCCGGGTATCGTTCTTCATCAATCGCGCATTCAACGATGACGGGTGCCCGGTGATGTGATGTGGAAAAGGCATAGCTATGCCCGGCGGCATGGCTGTGCATTTTCTGTGTCATAGATGTGTCATGCATAGATGTATCAGAAGAAAACGAGAAAGCAGGTAACGACACGTAATGACACAAATGCGTAGCGAGCGCGGAAAAACCAATGATATTACAGTGCGTTAAATAGTACTCTACGTTCTTCTAAGCCGTAGGTCGTAGGTTCGAATCCTACAGGGCGTGCCATTAAATTTCACAGATTGCCGCCTGCGCGACGTCCTGCTGATTTTCTCCATGAAACACCCCTCGCGAAAGTAGCGTTAACGCACATTTTTCACAGCACAATTGACTGTTATAACAGTATTTTTCTTACCCTATGGCAATTTTGCTATTCCTCTACCATGCTCATATCACCTCACTCTTACTCGTGGGGCTTTTCGTAGTTGCTGATTAATCTCAAGGAAAAAGGTTATGAAAAAAACGACTGCTATTTTGATGGGCACTGCATTTCTGTTTACCACCAATACCTTTGCGGCTGAACTGCTGACGAAAAACGAGTTTGAGAAAGTGGAATCACAGTATGAAAAAATCGGTACGGTTAGCACTTCCAATGAAGTCTCGGTAGACGACGCGAAAAAAGAGCTGATCGAGAAAGCCGATAAAGAAGGTGCTGATGTTCTGGTGCTGACTTCCGGTAATACCAACAACAAAATTCACGGTACCGCCGATATTTTCAAGAAAAAATAA